CTTTATTCTTTATGATTATGGATGGGAACTTGGCTGTCAATAGTTCTATTTATAACTGATACTTTAGAGATTTAATTCGTTCTAATGTTTCCTTCGACTCAATCAAACTGTTCCTTTAGTTCTTTTTTGGAACTTGAATATAAAGTGAAATAAAAGTGATGTATGTCTTCGTTCAGTGAAACTGAACAGAAGACAACGAGATAAAGAATCGAGCTACGCTCATTCTGTATCTCGTAAGTATTACAAACCAGTATATGAGTGTATATACTGATATAACGATTACTAACAAAATCTATATTTTGTTAGTAATTTTCTAGATAATCATATATTTCTGTTTTTAGTTCAACACATTCATTTTCCAATTTGTTAATTATTTCTATATCTTGTTGGCTTAAAATCTTTCCACTTTTTATTTTTTTATTAAAATTTAAAGATACTTTTGTATGCTTATGTCCTAAGCGTTCGTAGTTATTCTTAAATCTAATATATTCTTCTTTTTGTTTTTGTTGTTGTTCTGTAGGTTCTTTTAAAGATGGATCATGTATGTCAGAAATTAAAGTCATTAGGGATCTTTTTATAAAATCTAATGTAAATTTTATATTGTTAAGTGTTATATCTACTTTTTGATTATTTACAAGAGAAGAGGATAATTTATTAAGTTCTTTGTGTTTCTCTTCTAATTTATCAATCTTTTCTTGAGCAACAGTTGCGACATTGTTAGATTTATCGATTAATATGTCTAATTGTTCTATTCTTGAATTTGATTCAGTTAAGTTCCTTTCAGTTTGTTGCCTTGAATTTTCAACTTCTGCTAACTTTTCAGTAACTAATTGTAATGTGTTTTCAGCTTCTTCAATTTTCTTTGTGGCCTTTTTTTCTAAATACCTGATATAAATAAAGGCAGCAGATGCTAAAGTTATAATGGCTCCGCCTACAAATATAACCCAATTGCTGATACTTGATATTTCACCTTGTAAGAATGTAATTTGGCTATCCTTAGCAGATATAATCTTATCTTGAACATCTTTTACAGCTTCTAAAGACTCGACCTTCGTTTGCAATTTACTCAATTGTTCTTTAATTTGTTCGTTAGATATTGTAAATAAAGTTAATTTCACTGTTTACTCCCCTTTTGCGTATGAATTCATAATTAAAAGCACTCTTTCGAGTGCATTTTTATTTCAATCCAAATTGTGCTTTACTATTTAGTTTTCCACCTTGGAACATAAAGTTAGCATTAGCGCCCGGTGAGCCTACACCTTCCCACATATACATAACTGTGTAGAATTCAGTTCCTTTCTCTCCACCTTCAGATATTAATTCTCCATCGGTACCTATAATTTCTTTTACTTGTTCATATGTCATACCGTTTTGAATGTTTTCGAATTTCACTTTTGTTAAACCTGGTCTACTAGATCCAGCACGTTGTTTGTTTTCTTCGTCAGCTTTTTGTTTTTCTTCTTTTTTCCTTTGAACATTAGCAGCTACAATTTCATCTTCTTTGGAAATGTACTCAGGAACAGACATGTTATATTTCTCAGCCATTTTTTCAAAATGCTCCATTGCATCCTTATCCTTAGTAGTTGGCTCATGAGACTGATATTTAACACCGTACTTGTTGTAAATCTCCATGTTAACATTACGGCCATCGTCCATTTTTAAAACTGTATCTTGAGGCTTAGAATTAGTTTCTTTTTTCGTATCAGATTGACTTTCTATCTTGGCCTCTTGTTTTGGGGTGCTAGAAGCAACTTTATTCTCTTTTTTATCCATGAAACCACTAATTGCAGCAATAACAATAAATAGGTAAACAGCACTAGCTACAACCATTTTCCATTTAGTATTAGATCGGAAACCGAGTATCTTGTTATGTAATTTACGCTCCACTTTATTGATTTGAATTGAAGTATTTGTTTGGATTAAGCGTTCAATATCATTAGTTTGCTGTGTTGGTGTAAATACGAATGTTTTATTCATTCCTTTAAATTCCATAACAGCTTTCACGGCGAATTTATCAATAGTAACAGTGTCGTATTCATTGAAATTATATGTGCCAACACTAGAAACATTTTGTGTTTCTTTGTTGTACTTAAATAATTGAATATGATCTTTATCTATGGCAGCATAGCCACGATCAGTTGAACTGAACTTAGCTTCTACGATAATAGGCGAAGTTTGATATTTACTTGCTATCGCTTTTTTTGCAAGTTGTGACTCGGTTGGTTTTTTCCCTTTGTTTTTATTACTCATTATTATTAGCGGCCTCCAAAATGTAAGATTTCTCATCTCATGGTAGCAAACAAGTTATTTATATATTGTCATATTTTGTCGAATGAAAATAAAAAAGAGAGAGTCATAACTCTCAATGGGAAAATGATAAGAATTTACCGATGGATAATAGAGAAATATCCTCTATTTTTTACTAATATTGAGTAATGGTTTTTGTCAAATCTATAGGGAGATGTGGTTTTAATGTGGGGAGGAAGGAGTGTGTTTCACAAGGTGTACCTTTTGAAGTGTTAAGGTATGAAATGATTTAAGGTTTAGAAAAAAATTTATAATTAAATATTAGAATTCATTGGAGCCATGTTCAGTTTAACTTCCGATAAATGTGTTTTAGAATTTATTATGAGAACGCGTTATTAAAAAAGGGGGGCTGTTACAAATGTGGATAAATATAGAAAATCACTGAAAATGATTGTGCTTTGAGTTAACATAGTATTAAGGTAACTTTCCTAAGTAAGTATTTAAGGGGGGAATAATTTGAGTTTCACATATAAGAGACTGTTAATTTTTATAGTCCTACTGTATATTCTATTGCTAGCTTTTAACTATGCAAATCATAATCAATTTAATTGGTTTGAAAACCTTATAAAAACACTATTTATAGTAGTGTTTTTTGAAATTATGATGTGGTTATTTTCTTCAAAAAAAACAACCTCTAGAAAATAAGAGGTTGTTTTTTATCGATCACCAAGTTTTTCCAGTCCAGCCTTCTTCTTCATATAAACATGTACCAAAATACCATGCAAGTTGACCAGCTAAACTAACTAAATTACCTTTGACGCCTAATTTTATCATTTTTCTAGCTGCTAATTCATATTCTTTGTTAGTAATATTAGCAATAATAGAACCTAAAAAACCTACTGATAGAAATTCTACATAATTTGCTATAAGTTTTCTTTCTATACATCTATCTACAGCTTCTGTTTCTTGTTTGAATGGATCCTCATAGCCAGGCGGTGTATTTACACGTTGGATTTCTTGTCTCAATTGTTCTAATTCTTCAGTTTTACCATATTTGTTTTCTATCATATCAATATCAATATCTACTACTCTTCCGTGTTTATCTTTAATTGCAGCCTCTTCCATAACAAACTTCAATTGAGCAGCTACTTCTTGTACTAATTTTTCTTCTTCACTATTAATCTCTTGAGCTTTGGAGATCCCAGCGAAAGAAGTTGTAAACAAAGCAAGTACGAGAGCCATTGATACAATATTTCTTAATATAGCTTTCATTTTTAATCCCATCCTTTTTCCTTATTTATGCTTTTTTACCGGTATTTTCTAGCACATTTCTATCTTAATACATAAGTCTATAAAAATATATACCTTTCAGAAAGTGGAAAAATGATAGAATTCAATGATTAATCCCTTTAAAACCGCAGTTTCAAGATAATTACAATTTAATTATTTGAATATTCTTATTTTTATTTATCAATTAAATTGTGGATATAGAAGAAAATAAAAAGCCACTTCCTTTAGAGGGGGGCTTTTTTTTGATAAGTTATTTCACATCTATTATATTAGAAAATTGCAGTTTCATTTTATTACAAAAGGCATCGGTACATATAACAGCACTATTTTGCTGGTCAATACCAACAACAGTCATATAGCTAGAGAGTAAATAACCATCTTCGTAATATGTAATTAGTATTTCTTCTTCAGATAATAAGGAACATAACAACATGTTCTCGATTATTTCTTTTTCTTTAGCGGTTGAGATTGGACGGGGTACCCTATACGTTTCTTAATTATTTTAATTGTACTAGAAATTGTGAATAAAAAAAGAGAGCCGAAGCCCCCTTATTATATTCCTAATAGTTGTTTCTTTTTTGCTGTAAACTCTTCTTCTGTTAGAATTCCTTGATCTTTCAATGCAGCTAGTTTAGTGATTTCGTCAGCGACAGAATAGGTATTTACAGGATTTGTTGTAGAAGAATGGTCATTAGAAGCGAAAGTATTTTTTTCTTGTTCGTTCATGTACCCTTCTATTAAATCTTTTGCTTTTAAGAAATTGTTATATTCATGTTTATTAAACATGACAGTATTTTCATCTTTTGCCAAGTCAGAGGTGGATTTAGTTTTTACTTCAGAGCTTCCAGGGAAAACGAATTGAATATAACCATGTGAAAGGAAGCCTGGTGGTTTGAATTGTATACCCGTAAGACTTTTGATTTGGATTTCTTTAGATCCCCTACCGATCAAACGAGAGTATTTAATAGTAATTTTAGTTGGTGTGACTACTAGTGTACTTAGTTGCCCTTTAAATTCTAGCATGTATATCTCCTTTTTATAACAATTTATATTGATAATAAGATGATAATAGCAAATTACACCTTCTTAATTTGTCACATTCTGTCGAACGAAAATAAAAAAAGACACCCTAAGGTGCCTTCCGACTTGAACCACTTTAATTTTAATAATATGTATTGGACTCCCATCCAAATATTACTTCTCATTCCACCATTTTTGTATTTCTTTAATCAAAGGAAAACGCTCAGCTTCTTCTTTAGACATTTTATTTGCGACTTCTTCCCCTACCTTGATTTTATTACGAATTCCAGGTACCTCATCAAAGTTTCCATAATCAAGGGTTTCAACTTCTTTACCTAAAACATCTGCCAAAATTTCCTTTGGATACATATTTTCTAATGTTCTATAGTCCTTAATCATTAAGAATTCAACATTATTTTCAATACACTCATTTTTATAATCTGATTTTACTTGTTTTATATTCCCGCCTTCATCTTCGGGTTTAGGTAAATCACTATCAATAATGACCATACTTTTTTCATGCAACTTTTTTAAATCTTTTGCATCAATCTGAAAGAGATTTTCACCACCAAGAGGGATAATTAATATTCGTTCCCTTTCTATGTTTAAACCAACTTTATCTAATAGTATGGTTAAAATGGTCACCTCAGTTTGTCCCTCAACAAATATTACACCTGTTGCAGAAAGAGCTAAAGGTAAATAAGCACCTAAAGTACTAAAAACTACCTCTTTATTAGCGATATCAATATGCTGACAATTGGTTTGATTACCATCATGCTTAATCAAATATAGTTTTTCTTCTTCTTTTAAAGACTGCAATATGAAGGGAGAATGTGTTGCCAACACCCATTTTATAGGGAATTCACGAGAAAGTTTTCTAAGCAACTTAATAAACCTCTGTTGAAGCATTGGATGTAATCCTATTTCAGGTTCATCAATGAATACAATATTCATTGTGGAGAACTCATTTAGCACCTTGGCCACAAGAAAAATAGTATTATAGATTCCATCGCCACTTCGGGATAAGGGCTGATATTTTTCGGTTTCATTTATCTTCCAAGTGAAAAATATATCATCAGATGTTTCATCATCTCCAGAAGAATTTACTGCAAAATCTTCTAATTCAGGAAGCAAAATCTCGAAATGTTTTTTAAAGGCGGAGTACTTACCTGTAGTTCTCCCCTTCTCGGAACAAATTTCTCTAAAAAATTTTACTAATTGTGATTTTCGATCATCTTCATTGACCAATATTTGCTCATTACTTCTTGTAACACCTGGAACATATAAACAATTTAATCTGCGTACAGATGCTTCTAATTGACCAATAGTATTGATTACATAATATAAAAAGTCTGAAAAATCAGTAATCTCTACTGATTCAAAGAAGTTCTCCACATAACTATTCCAACGCTCAAAATCAACATAATCATCGTAAGAAAAAAATAACCCTCCGCTTAGAGGGATGTTTAGCGTAATTGAAGAATTTGGAATAAACTCTTTAACCTTATCTTCTGTAATGTTAAATTCTCTTTCTTTTAACTTTTCTAACCGATTTTTTAATCTTTCATCTTGATCTAGATGCTCCAATATCTTTTTTGTATCTTCTTCCGTACATTTGAAGGAAACTTTAATATGTGGTTTAGTTTTTTCAAACTCATATCCTTTACGATGTGTACTTCCATCCAATAATCTGGATGGATCTAAATCTTTATTTTTTGTTGTAACATGATTCAAACCGATAAATGAGGCTAATAAAGCAGAAGTTTTACCTGTATCGTTAATTCCTGACAGGACGGTAATATCACTAATATCCAGCTTTAACGGTGGATTACTTCCAATAGACCTAAAATTACTTATTTCAATACTATTAATATACATATGTATGCCTCCAAGACAGTTTAAAATTTAAGTATGAATAAAATAAAAGTTATTAAACCTAAAATTATGATAGCATAAATTTACAATACCTCAGATATATAGCGCACTATATTTTATCTCTTTAATGCTCTCTAATTAGTGATAACAGTTTATCAATGTATTTTTAATCTTGTCGAATGAAAAAAAGACACCTAAAGGTGCCTTCCTCCGACTTGAACCGCTTTAATTTGGATTCCCATCCGAATCTGTATAATGGTTGTGAAGAAAATAGAAGGGATATCCTTATTGAAGTAATCTTCCTTTTATCATTTTTAGAATTACTTTCCATGAAACATATCTAAACTTTTCATCCCTAATGTTTTTATATATCCAAAAAAATAGTAGATGATGACTGATTATACTGGTTTGATTAGTTGAGCTATACTCATGGTGAGATGGAGCTATGAGCTAATCTTCAAATAACTTTTTTTCAATCCAGCATCAATTATTTGTTCTTTGAACTCATCCATAAGCTCTAAAATAATATGGTATAATTCTTCAAAATCATGCTTTGCCTGATCATCATTACCTTTATCAACTAAATCTTTATATTCTCCATGAGCTATCGCATTTCTTGTTTTTAAAAGCTTTCGATCAATAAAATGCCTTTTTAATTCGAACTTTTTTACTTCGAGCCCTAAACTAAATAATATTTCTTTAAGTACATTGAATTTCAAGTTACTCTCAGTTGATATAATATCGGAGTCCATTTGCTTAACTTTAAAACACTCGTTATCTTGATTATTTATTTTATCTAACAAAGTTGCAAATTTTGTTGCTTTATTAGATTGCTTAACATCAATAATTGTCTTTTTTAAGTGTAAAACCAAAAAGTTGTCCTGAAGTTCCGATACTTTACAATTTTGAGCATTAAGATAGCTCAAATATTCTCGAGCGGCAATTTTTATGTATCCTTCCCAATGTGCATAGAGTAAAGGAATTCCAGCCCTGATTAAAGTATTAAGAATCTCTTCCTTTGAACTATTAATATTCCCAGCAATAAGAGACAACTCTTTTTTTCTCCAAGCTAATTGTTTATCTAAATTCTCCTGAAGTTCTTCGAGTGAATACTGATTACTCATCCCCAAAAACGTCCTTACTTAGCTTAGAAAGTTTTTTGAAACGATTTATAGGTCTTGTCCCCGATCTTACAGCTTCTGAATAATCATCCATAGCATAAATATTTTTTATGATATCTTTAAGTGTGTCTTTTTGGTCTGTTGAATATTTAGATATTTTATCTATATTTTCACTTAATCCTGTAATAATAACTTCAAATGCTGTAATTGATAATGCTCCATAAAATTTATCTTTTGCAGCATTAAACTTTTTAAAACTATCTTCTCCTAGTATTTCTTGTAAAACCTTAAAGGTTTGGACAAAGATTTCATTTTCTTTTTCTCGATCATAGCTCTCATCCGCTATAATTTTCAACATATTATCTGTTATAAAATCTCTTATATCTTCGTCACCTTTAATTTTTGTTGTATCTGTATATCTATAAACTAAAAATCTAATAATATATTCCATTTCCTCTTGTTCTGATAACTGTTTTTCAGTTAAAGGTAAACAAACTTGGAAAGCTGGTAAATCTTTTAATTCATTAATCCAATTATAAAAGTCCTTATCTAACATTATCATTAGACAATTTCTAATTTCTTGCTCTGTGAGTGCGGTGCCTCCCGTATTTAATCTTTGGAATAGTTCATACTTAGCATCTGCATCACTGCTTCTTTTTATTATATTTATATCCATTTTAGATCTTTTAAAATCAATTCTCTGTTCGTCAGTAAATGAATTATTATCATCTTCTGTATTGTTCCACATTTTACCGCCTAATGAGGGTAAGAATTTAGTTGCGTGCAAAACACTAGGAGGGACTGGTTTTTTCTCTTTATCTTTTAAAATACCTGTAAATTCAAATATTGTTGAAAGCCTTTGAAGTCCATCAATGACATCCCAAACCCCTCCCTTACTTTGAGCAACAAAAATTGGTGGGATGGGTATACCTAATAATATTGATTCAATAAATCTTGCTTTTTGAGAATCTGACCAACGAAAATAGCGTTGAAAATCTGGTGTAATCTGTATCTCTTCATCTTTATACATATTCATTAACTCACCAATTGACATTGAATAACTATCTGTTTGAATTTCTTTTGATTTCTTATCGATTTCTGATTGTAATACCATTTCTCTACTCCCCTTAAGGCTTACTTATAAATATTTATCTTGGTCCTAAGAAACGATCCCCATTAAAATGCATCATATGTTCTGGTGTATCGGCAAACCATACTTCTGTGTCCCAAGCAATATCATCTGCATATTTTTTGAAAACTGATATATTTGGAAAGGCAGTTACATATATAGGACCTGCTGAACAATTCTCTAACACCTTTTCTAATTCGTATAAACGTTTAGGTGAAACGGGACCATGTGAAGTAACCGCCTCAATTAAAAACAACCAATTTTTTTCTTTGTCATAGAGAACCACATCTGGTAATTTATCATGACTAAAAGGCGGAACATTTAGTGCCTCTAGTTCCTCTGCTTTAATATACAAGTATTTATTTTCAGTATCACCTAAATATAAAAGCTTTGAACCCGGTGCAAAAATAGCACCAAAGTCTTCTACGATTTGTTTTTGTAAAATATTATGTTCTCCAGCAGATAAGCTTAAAGACTCTTCTTCATTAATTTTTACTGGAATACGAGTTTTGTTTCTTTTTTGTTCATACTTTTGAGATAATGTTGAAAATTGTTGTTTAAATTCTGTAACTTTCTCTAGCCATTGATTTGTCCCATAGGTCCTAACTACAGATAAAAATTCATCAGTTACAGCGTAAACGGTGTTGCCACTATTAGTAGGTCTAGAAGGGTCATCTGGGTTTCTCTCAATTAAATTTGCTTGTTCAAATTGATGAACTGTTTGCCTTCGTATTGTCTCTCTACTATTGGGAGCATAGACTTGATTATAATTTTTAGCCATAAACTCCATTATATCTACAATACGAAGTAACCTTTTTTGAGCATTGCTCCACTCATCATCTTCTTTAATGTCTAATAAAGCTAATAAACTTAGGCCCGAACGCTTATTCTGCTGTTTTTTAGGTAATCCTAACTGCAGTAAGATATCTTTTGCTTGTTCTTCTTTATTCATTTCTCCCAACTCCACAAGGCATTTTAGATTCTTTTCTTTTTGGTTTATAAATTCTTCTTCTAATATTGTATCTACATCTAAATAGCTGATTCTTTCTTCAAGAATATCTCTTCCTAATTTTACAATAAATTCATATTCAGGAAAAGGTAAAGGCCTAATGTCTGAAGCATTTACTTGTGTGTTTCCGTTAACAATTCTAAAATATTGATCGACTAAATCTGAATTTAAAAATGCAGCTATTCCTAACGCTTCTTCTTCACATAAACTCTCGTCCATTTTATAAATATAATTCAAATGGTTTTCCAAACCTAACATTTGAAACGGATATTTTTTTGTTAAATATGTTCCGCAATCAACCCTCTTTTTCTGTTCTTTTGAGGTAAAACGTTTAAGTAGTACATAATTATTGGCTGGAACAACAAGTTTTTTTTCAATAGCTTCAAAAATAATTCCCTGATTGTTTTGTTCTAAAGGGAATGTAACCTCCAGTTGCTTTAAATTTTTCATATATAATAATGGATAGGAATCCTTGTCATCATAATCTTTAATATATTCTTTATGCCTAAAAGCCACTACAGGGCCAGTGGAAATATTCATATGCATTAATGTTAAGTTATTACTCCAATTATCAAACATTTCTAGTACTTTGGACTGTTCTTTATTTATAGGTAATCTAATCAAATTAATTTGATCTGTAGAATCTATAATGAGTGATTTACTAAATGTTTCTTCACTATAACTCTCTTGAATATTTAGGCTTAAAGATGAACTAATATTAATATGTGGAAGCTTATATTTTCTTTTGAATCCACTTAATATAATAGTCTCTTGTAAAACATTTTCACTCTTGAAATTTCCTTTTCTTGATTCAAATAAATGAAAATGATCTGGATCTATACTCTTAAAAAAAAGTTCCCTAAACCTTTCAAAATATGCACCAGAACAATAACTTCTAGGAGTAATAAAAACCAATTGTCCTTCATCAACTAATAATTTTTCAGCAATGGCCATAAACATAAAGTAAATATTTGGTTGTCCGTGTACATATTCCTGTAGTATTTGTGAATAGATATGATTTTTATTTAATTTGTAATAAGGGGGATTACTAATCACTAAGTCATATTTTTTATTAAGTTTTTCTTCATCAAAAAGAGAGGATTCAAACAGACGGCTATGGACTAATATAAAATCTTCTTCATGTATCTTATAACTTAATTTATTACCCTGTTTCTCCATTAAATTTTTACATAGTTCCATCGTGTCATATAAAAAAGGAAGCACTTTTCCATCATTTTCAAATAAATCTATTTCTAAATGAACATTTTTTCTTCCTTCTTTAATAATTCTTGCGACAAATGCAGCAGTCAGCATTCCTGTGCCACTACCTGGATCTAGGATCTTAATCGTGTCTTTTGTTATATTAATTCTCTCCGCCATAAATTCAGCAATTGAACTAGATGTAAAATATTGTCCTTTTTCCTTTTTTTCTGTAGCTGCAGATATTTCATTTATATGAATTGATGCTTTCTCCACAAATCTTAATAAATCGTTACCTTCAATTAATTTGTTACTCATTATATACACCTACTCTAGATTAGTAATTCACAGGTCAGTCTTGGATACTTAGTTTCTTTTTCCTCTCTCTGGTTCTACATAATAAGTATCAAATGCAAATGTAAACAAACATTCTAGTTTACCACGTAATTTATGATCATTTTCTATAATAATAAATTGAACATAACACTGATTTTTTAAAAATTCTTTAGCACTGTTTAAATCAACAACTTCACTTCTAGAAGGATCTTCAATCAGATATTTCTTTAAACGTGCTGTGCTTAAATTTCCTTGTAAATGATTCGTATAAATTCTTCTTTGCAAATTTAAAGTTCTTCCAACATATAGAACTGTGTCGTTTATCTTACTTTTTATAATATACACACCTGGGGCGCTAGGAAGTTGACTTGGTTTTAGTTCATTAAACTCAATCCTAGTATTGCTTTGGATCTCCTCTATGTAGTTTGTCCCTAGTAACAATCTATTTTGAATAGCTTCCATACATTCCCTCCACGAAAACATATCAGTTACTGATATATTAGTAACTGATATGTTAATTCATTAACTTTAAATTGTCAACGAGCTAAAAAGATGTTAAATAAACTAAAAAAATTCTTTATCTCTCCTAAGTATTGAATATATTTATTATTTAAAACTACTGTTTATAATCAAAAAAGACACCCTAAGGTGCCTTTTCTCTGAGTTGAACCATCTTAATTGTAATAGTATGTATTGGAATCCTATTTAAGTATTCTTGATGGTATTACTTTCTAATAACTTGTAACAGACATACTACATTGCGAGTTTTTTTTGATAGTAAGAACAATACGGTCTTTCTCAAATAACATATTTCCATTAATTAGCATATGTGCTAACTCGATTGATTGTTCTTTCGATAAGAGAATAGCGATTGAATTTTCTGTATCTCGAAGTTCAATTGGTACAGTTGTTTTAAATTTGACTTCTTTGTTTGCAATTCCTTCTGCTAGTTTTTCAATGGAATTATTAAATGTTTTCGCTCCCATTCAGTTGTCCCTCCCAAATGTAAAACTTTAAATTAATCACAATAAATTTAATTATAACAATATCGTTATATTATGTCGAAAGAAAATAAAAAAGAGAGCCGTAGCTCTCATGCTTAATACGGTAAAACATGCGTAAGAGTACTTCATACAGAAAGATGCACTATTGCATATCCTTATCCATAAGTGTGAGAAACCATTGATATAAAGCTATTTTCAAACTTTCTCAACATTTTTCTGATAACCACACGACTGAATTTTGGCAAAAATATGATATTATGAAAATAATAAAATAAACGGACGTAAAAAAGACTCATGGCTGTGCAAGTAGTGCTGGTAACACTCTTCCACGGTCCGCCCTAATGTGCCTAGGGGAACACTTGTCATAAGTCTCGTACATAATTATAACACACATCCTAGATATAGTGACGCGTTTTCCTTAAATGTAAGAAATCTAGGGTAACGTGTCTTTTTTGTCCAACAAGGAGGACAAAGATTGTGCAAAGTTCAATAGTGAAGTTGCAAAATGATTTGTACGCTAAAGGAATAAGCGATAGAAATATTTCAAAACAAATCAGTTTAAGCAACGTGACGGTTTCTAAATTTTTTAAGGAGAAAGATGGAATTAGATTCGACAAGTACGGAGAACTTTTAAAAATCGCTTATCCTAATGATGTAGAGTTACGTCGAGATCTTTGCGCTAAATACTTTACTAATACTAAAAGACATCTTAATAAAAAAATTGCGATGAATTATTTAATGGCTCATGGAGAGTTGGAACTTTTAAAACGACTAGTAGACCAAGAAATGACTTCAGCAAATAAAGAAAATCGCGAATGGGCAAGCTTGTATGAACTGATTTATAAAAGATATAAAGGACACATAAAAGGCGAAAAATTACTTTTGGAATTAAATAAGAGAAAGAAATACCTCAAATTAAAAAGTAAAGAATTAGAGATTTTATCCGAAGAAATAGAAATGCTATCAGCTTACGATCAAGGTAACTTTAAGTTAATGGTTAACAAATCCGATTTTTTAATGGAGAAACTAAATGATATTAAAGATCCTTATCTAAAAGAATCGTTTTTTTATAAGATAAAGGAATGTGCAATTCATGGTCATTTAACCGCATACGAACTAGAAAAACTAAGAGAAATATGCGAAGAAGTGATACAAAGTATACCTATCAATAATCGTTTTCCTGTTGTAGAAGCAACAGTATATGGTGTATTGGGAGAATCGTTTATGCTATGTGATGAATCCTTTGACAAATCGATATTTTATCTGAAAAAAGCATTGAGCATTTTAGAGAAAGAGTCGAGTAATCAAATGGAAATGAGAAGAACAATGATAGCTAATACTATTGAGTTTCTAAAAATACATCATAAAGTTGATTTAGAAAATATTAAACCATTACATGCTGCTGAACAAGCATATTTAGAAATACAAAAGGGTAATAATGAACATGCAATTGAAATTTTAATGAAGTTGAAAGAAGAGAACGGGGAACTGAGCGCATTTCAAATTTACTATTTAGGCCTAGCGAAAAATGACAAAGAACTGTTATTGAAATCACTAGATATGTTTGAGCGATTAGGAAATATTTTTTATGCTCAATTACCTAAGAAATCTCTAGGGATTATATAGAAAAAATGTTATAATTTATGAGAGTGAGGTGATACATAAATGAATAAGGTTTTATCGCTTATTACTATTTTAGCGTTGTCAGGTGGATTTTTATTCGCTCCTTCTGATAGCCAAAAAAAGCAACCTCAGCAGTTAGCTAAGGATACTCAACTTACAATTACATTAAAAATGTCTGATCCAGGGACGGGCGTTTAAATTATATATTTAATGAATGACATCTTCTTTTTTTAGAAGATGTCATTCGTCGTTTTAGGGAATGTTAACTATTTTTCAAAAAAAATAAATAATTAACGAATGTGAATTGTTCACAAATTATATAGAGGATGCAGGGGGAATGAACATGGAGAATTTAGTTACAGAGTTATTGATAATGGAGACGGTCGAAGGGGTAAATATTGAACATCTCCGTGAAATGCTACTAGAATTATCAAACGAAGGAAAAGAGTAAAACAAAACTCCGTAGACAGTAATTAGTCTTACGGAGCTTTGTTTTTAGATATAAAGCTTTGAATTGTTGATTTAAACAACTCTTTGTTGTCCTCTGATAGTTGATTAATCAGTGTCATCCATTCGTTAGTTTCTTTACTTATCTCTTCTGTTTCTTTAACTGTTAACTTTTGATGCATCGCTCTTCCTAATAAGTAATCAATAGAAACTTCGTATATGTCTGCTAGTTTAGTTAATGTTTCGTAGTCAGGTTTACGTCTTCCTGATTCGTAACTAGATAAAGTGGCTTTGTTTACGTCTAATTTTTCTGAGATGAAAGTCTGTGTGTACCCCTTCTTTTCGCGGCACGCTTTCAATCTTTCGTTTAAGTTCATAATTTTATTATTCCCCTTTATAAATAAGATCCCATTGCGAAGTATTATTCTTTAATTACAGTATATATACTTTTTGACAACTTTTCACTATTTGTAAAAAAAATTAAAACAAAGTGACAAAACAGGGGTTTACATTTACGAAATGACAACTTATAATGAAATTAAGCTGTTGTCGAAATGACAACTATAGGAGGTGAGGCGGATATGACATTTGGAAACAGAGTTAGAGATATTCGCAAACAAAAAGATATAACACAATCAAAACTGGCTAAGAGTCTTGGTTTTAGTCACGCTTCAGCTATTTCTTTCATAGAAAATGGCAAGAGAAGATTAGATGCTGAAAAGATACCTATTTTAGCAAATGCACTTGGAGTATCAATAGATGAACTTTTTTTTACTCAAAAAGTTGTCATAATGACAACTGGAAGGCCGGAGGAGAAAGAAAATGAATCAATTACAGGTTTTCAACAATGAAGAGTTCGGTAAAGTTCGAACGGTAACTAGTTTTTGAGAAGAAAAATGAGCCATTACAAAAATATATTGATTGTGGTTATTTTGAAACATCAAAATGAGCATTAACTTGAATCACAATGCGAGTCACTCCAAAAGGACAGGTGTACATAATTAATCGTTTGGAGGAAATGAACTGTGGAATCAAAAGAACAAAATGAGATATGGGTAGATTTAATAGGTTATGAAGGGATATATGTGATTAGCAATCTAGGTAGAGTTAAAACAGTTATAAAAAGAGGGAATAGCGTAAAAGGCAGAATCTTAACACCTGTTGTTACCAAAAAAGGTTATTTAAGAATAGGATTAACTGACGAAAAAGGAATACAAAGGAGATTTTATATACACAGATTAGTTATTGAATCTTTTAATAAGTGCCAAGAAGAGAAGATGCAAGTTAATCATATTGATGGAGATAAGACTAATAACAGATTAAGCAATTTGGAATTTGTGACAGATAAGGAAAATAAAAAACATGCAATTAAAAATGATTTAAACGCAAAAGGTGAACAGATTCATACAGCTGTTTTTACTGAAGAACAAATTGAATGGATAAGAAAACACTACAAACCAGGCCACTCTAAATATGGAGCTAGAGCAATGGCTAGAACATTCGGAATATCACATTCAACTATAGGGAAGGTTGTAAGAAATGAGACTTGGAAGCATGTGTAACGAACTTCTAACGAAACGTGGAATCATTCCAGAAATGGATAGGGAGGCGGTTTAAATGATGGAGGAAAGTACATTATCATTGGCGATTGTATCAGCAGCTATATGTCTATCAGCATACCTAATATACAGAATTGATGTCTGGGATAAAAAGACAGGATGGTCGCAAGATGATAAATAAACAGCAGCGTGATGAATATGAACGAAAGAAAATCTTGTGGATTATAAAGGATTTAAGAGCAAAGGGTGTACATAACAGCGCAGATAAGGTTGAAGAAACATACAAGAGGTATATCACTCTAGCTAAATGATAAAAGCCCTGCAAGGGGATGCAGGGCAAGACTAAGGGTATTGAAGAATTGTCGATTCTAAAAGTAAAGGACTTCTTGGAATGTTATAAGTTTAACACATAATTCCTTTAAATGTTATATATAGAAGTTACAGAAATATGAATGTAAAAATCTATGATAAAAATTATGAAAAAAGTTGATAATCTAAAGAATCCATAAGGGCTTATGTTTGTAATAGCGTCTTTACAGAGTTAATAAGACAAGCTCTTGCTTGTCGTAATATTCAGGAATCTAATAGAATACCCCACCTAATAGACAGGTTCCTGGGTATTACGATGCGTGAAAGCATCAAAAAAGCCCGTACAGAAGCACAGGCCGGTTGTTACACATATCGGTAACTAAATTTTAACAGACTTTCAGAAAGTTAGCTATTAAAAACGAAAAAACGCTCGATGTCAACGAGCGCTGTAGAGAAAACATTCCCTAAAATTAGCTACCTCTATTATACCATAAGTTTTCTCTCAGTAAATAAGGAGGAATGCAAAAAATGATTGAAAATCCGATTATTTACGGAAATCATCACGATTCATCAGCAAGAGACTTTATGGATTACTGCCAAGGATGTGGCGGAGAAATCTTCTACGGAGAAGGCTACCTTGATTTTAGTGGTGATCCAATTCATACCGAATTCGAATGTATCAAACAGTATGTTGAAGAACATTCGATGAAGAAAGTAGCAGGTGAATAAGATGGCCTTTCAAAACAAAATTGAGGCTGAAATTCAAATTATGAAGAGTTTAGTCGAACGATATAAGCGAAGTAACGAACCTAATGCCGCATCAATGGTTGTGGCTTATGAACATGGATTACAGGCACTTACGGAAGTGTATGAAGCTAGTAAACAAACGGAATTAGTACCATTTTAAAAGAGAGGGAGATTCATATGACAACTGAAAATTACTTTTCTAAATTAGCTCAAATAGATTGTACGGAACACGTTGAAAAGAAAGGACGATTTAACTACTTATCATGGGCGTGGGCGGTTAAAAAACTTCGTGAAGTAGATCCAACAGCAACATGGGAGGTAAAACGATTTGATGGAGCGCCTTACCTCAAAACAGATTGTGGTTACTTTGTTGAGGTTGAAGTAACTGTACAAGGAATCCCACTAAGTCAGATTCACCCAATACTTAACAATCAAAATAAGCCAATCGCAGAGCCTAACAGCTTTGACATTAACACAAGTATTCAACGTTGTTTAGTAAAGGCAATAGCGCTTCACGGATTGGGATTATACATCTATGCGGGTGAGGACCTACCGGAAGTACAAGAAGAAATGATTACTGCTCAACAAGTCGGTGCAATCAAATTAAACATAAAAAAATTAGCTACTCTTCGAAAAGTGGATGAAGACACAATTAAAGGACACTTAAGTATTAAAGAAGTTGGCGAATTGACATTAAAACAAGCTGAAGAAGTACTTAAGAAATCAACAAAGTGGGTTAAACAGGCTGAAAAAGCAATTTCTGAAATCGAAAAACAAGTAGAAAAAATAGAACAAACAAACTAAGGAGATGTTAAGCCTATGTTAGACAAAAATCAATCTAAAGTCGTCCTTCCGAAATGGGTGTGGAGGGGCGCACGCAATGAAAAAGAAGCAAGAGTAAAGGCGATTGAGTACATTACTCCTGATCGCTATCCAGGATACAAAGTAATTAAGGTTCAAGGCGACATAGCGGTATGCGAAAGGGCGAATGCGTGATGTTTAAGATACCTGTAAGGCGTGGATCTATGAAAGAGATGCTAATAGCAGTTCGTGATTTAGAGAAACGAGGTTATGACTATGTAACGCCAATCAAACGAATATATAGGGCAGAAAGAACTTTTTATCATGAAGGTAAGTTCAGGGGGAGAGAAAAGGTGCGGTTTACTGGCATGGAGGACAATGTGAGTTATGAATGCTGGATGAAGAAGGTGAACTAAATGAGCAATTACCAAACGATACGGACCATTATTTCTCAAATAAGTGGACAAGATAATATAGTTGTTGTACCAAAATTGTTCGTTAAATTAACAGGGGACATTACAACAGCAATCCTTTTAAACCAAATCGTATTTTATAGCGATAAATCAAAAAGAATAGATGGATTCTTTTATAAAACATATAAAGAATGGAAAGACGAAATTTGTTTAACAGAACGGCAAGTTAGGTATTCGACAAGGAAGTTAGTTGATAGAGGCTTAGTAGAAACAGTGTTAAAAAAAGCAAATGGAGCTCCTACAGTTCACTACAAATTGGATTATAACAAATTGGTAGAATCCATTCTTACACTTTGTCAGAATCCAACCTTACAAAGTGTTGGAATCCATTCTGACAAAACGTTGGAATCTTTAACAGAGACTACTACAGAGAATACAACAAAGAAAGTAAGTAGTAGTAATATCTTCGCATTCTATGAAAATAACTTCGGGATTCTAAATCCATTCGTAGCTGACAGTATTACACAATGGGCTAACGATACAAGTGAGGAACTTGTTATAGCAGCTATGGAACGTGCATTAAAGCAACAGAAGAAATGGAATTATGCTGAAGGCATCTTAAAACAGTGGGCTAACCAAAACATTAAGACTTTAAGTGATGTGGAAGCTTTAGAAGCTGAATACCAACGAAATAAAGGAGCGAAGAACAATGCAAAGAGCGGCGGCAGCAATACCAATCGATATAGCCAAAAAGGTGAATATGACTATGGATTCTGATGTGTGTGTGATGCACGGCATGAATAAGATGAAGTTCGGTGGACAAGTTGTTTGCCCTCGCTGCTTCCTTGAAAACGAAAGTAAGAAGCTTCAGCAACAAGAACAAGAAAAGTACGATGCAGGTAAAGCGAATGAGAAGAAGTTCATGTTCCATCAGCAAAGCATGATTGCCGATAGCAACATTAAGAAAGCTAACTTTGAAAACTACCAACCTACTAGCGAGGAAGGAGCGAAGAACCTTGAACTTGCAAAGGTCATTGCAACTGATTATCTCAAAGGGAAAGTGTTTAACACGATTATGGCCGGGAATTGCGGGGCAGGGAAAACACATCTTGCTTACGCTATAGCGGAAGAACTTGCAGGTGCGGGGATATCTGTTGTCTTCGTCACAGTTGGCGAATTGCTACGGAAGATTAAAAGTACGTTCAATAAAGATTCCTCCTTAACTGAGGACGCAATAATTCAAAGTTTAGTAAGAGCACAAGTATTAATAGTCGATGATTTAGGAGCAGAGTTAGGCGCATTAGATGCCAATACGAAAGCAACAAACTTCATTAATAGGGTGCTATTCGATGTTTTCGATGGTAGGCAAGGTAAATCTACTATCTTCACGACAAACCTCACAGGGAAGCGTTTAGACGAGGCATACGATGAACGAATTGTATCGCGGATTCTCAATAATTTCAGAACGATTACTTTCAAAGAAACAAAGGATTACAGAAGAAAGGCATTGCCATTTTAAAAGGGGGAATAAACGATGTGTGTATGCGAAGGAACGGGAGTAATTAGGAACGATATGGGGAATGGCTGCTATCAATTTGCACCGTGTATTTGCGAAGCAGGGAATCGCAGTCCTGAAGAAGTGGATAGAAGACGTCATGCCGTTATGGCGGAGTTACGAGAAATTCATCAATTACAACTGGAGGGGAAATGGGATGCCACGACTTGGAACGGATTTGGAAAAGGAGAATTACACAATGGCGTTGCAGCAGGGAAAGTACATGAAGAAGTCGCGTCGTAACTTATATATCGCTTTAGAAGAGTTGGATTTAGTGTTTGATGAAAGCGAAGTGATTCAATTAAGAGAAATGTGGGATGAGGATAAAGATATTCTTGAAATAGCAAAAGAGTTAGGAAGGCATCAACTAGAAATCGCCGCATTAATTATGGATCAGGCAGATAAGAACAAAATCAAATCGCGTCCAATGGGGTTAGGGGCATGAAACAACTAACATTGGAGGATGTAGTCGGAAGTTTTGATTATACCGCAACAAGTACCGTGGATAAATTTTTGAAGCGTAATAGCGTTATGACGTACTCAGTAGAGTTTTACGACAAAGACGAGAAGTGGAAGCTTCGTTGGTTTGAGGCGAAGTCCGAGAGCGAAGCTATAGAAATGGTTAAAAGAAAATACGGAAAGATACAGATTATCACCACGTATATTTCTGATAGAAGCTTAGAAGAGATAATGAATTTGGATTAGGAGACATAGCGTTATGACGTATTTAAAGGGCAGAAACTCATTTGATTGAACGAGGCACCAGTAGGCGTCATAGCGTCAGTAGAAACGTTGGGATTATTGGAATCAGAAAGAAATATGGGCTTCAGATTTACTGGCTAGGGGAACTAAATAAAAAAATGGTCCTTACTATTACGTAAGAACCCCATAATCGAAGAAAAAAAGTCGTATGTGAAACCAAGTGGGAATCACAATAATATTTTAACATCTAAATATATAGTTGTCTATACAACAAAGTGAACAAAATAGTTATTTAAACGAAGGAGCCCTAGATTTAGGGATCTAGGGCTTCTTGTGTCGGTATAACTCACACAATTTTATGAAAAGAAAAGAACTTACTGAAGATAACACATAAATGTTTCGTAAATGTATCAAAAAAGTGAACAAAATAGTTATTTTATGATGAATAAATAAAAGAACCCGTTTGTTATAAACGGATTCTTCCCACAAGATTTGCAAGAAATTCAAGATAACTAGACCGGAGCACTTATTGAATTTCTTGTGATAATACTGTATGTAAAGGAATCAATAAGGTTAATGAAATTTAAACAAAATAGTTATTTGAATAAAAGGAGCCCCATTTGTCTGGGGAGCCCCTAAGGGTAATCGTCAAGTAATGACGTACTCGACTAATTAACAATATCATGAATTTTTTGGTAAAAATACTGGTAAATGTGCCCAAATGAGCAGGGCATCAATTTGAATAAAAAAACGCTATTTTAGTAGAAAACGTTGAAAAAGGACCCGGAAAAGGGGTAGGGGTCCTTTTTAATGGAACAATAGAACTTTATGGGATTACCAATATATTACCATAAAAGGTAATTTATTTCCAGGTTGTAGATATTGAGAAAACTTTATATAAAAACTTCATTTTGTATTAGGTTGGAATATAAAAAGAGCACTTAGTAAAGTGCTCTCGTGACGAGTCTCATTTTATAACGACTATTTTATAGAGAAAGGAAATCAGAATATTATATGTGATTCCAGTTAATTGAGTGCTTCTTACGAATTAAAAGCAGCTAGCAAAAGCTAACTGCTCGGTTCTCCAAGGGGGAACAAGGAGAAAATCTGATGTCATATACAGTATTGACGGAATATTGAATTTTATTCACGAGAGATTATATTCTGAAATTTGGATTATGATAGTCGATATTCTCCATATTGACCAGAAAAGAATTAAAAGTTCTAGTGAAATTCCAAGGGTTCTTTTCTTAGTTTTTTGAGATTCTTTTATCAAATAGCCAACAGCACTAATTGCTATAAGAATGAAAAGAATAAGTTCAAGTGTAACTGGCATTCTATCTACTCCTAAAAATAAGTTTGTATATAAAGATTATAAGATATTTTCGGTGATTGGTAGTAAAAAATTCAACAAAATAATCCTTTTAATAGAAAGTGGGGAATAACAATGGGGCTAGGAAACCGTGGGATGGCATTTGAAATGCTTATCAATCTAGCGAATGAAATGTATCAAAGAGGGGGAGTGGCGCTTATAAACAAGCGTCCGACTCCTGTGAAGGTGTTAAAGAGCAAAAGTGGTCGTGTACTAAATGGATTCTATGAAGCAAAGAGCACAGTAGACTATGACGGCGTGTATAAGGGACGAGCTATCGCATTTGAAGCGAAGTCTACAGAGAAAGATACACGTTTTGATTTAAAGAACATTGCACAGCATCAATTGGATTACTTGGAGAAAGCGGAGAAGATGGGGGCAGTATGTTTCTTCCTTATAGAATTCAGTAAGGATAAGTCAGTATTCGCAGTGCCACTATCAGTCATTCAATCTTATGTAAGGATGTCTCATCAACCAAAAGGCAAGAAGTCTATACCAAGAGCAGACTTTGATATTTATGGATACTTAGTAGAACAGACAGAACGAGCGCCGATTGATTACTTGCAATATGTTGACGAAGTAGTAGCACCAGTCATGTTTGATGGAATGATTCAATTTGATCAGGACTATCAAAAGGTAGCGAATAATATTGAAGCAGCAAAAGAGAAGATGGCCAACAAGAAATGTAAATTATTAAGAGTTTAATGGATAACGGAACCTTGCAAGGTGGATGGTGGGGACTATTCGCTATGCATGTTTCCCTTATTCAACAAAGAGATAGTAAAATTTCACGTACCTGATGTGAATGTAAAAAGACAAATTCAGAAATAGGGGGATTCCTTCATGGAGAGACAATTAACATTATTACCGACTATTGATAGAGAGACAGAAAAACAGGTTCAGAAAGAAGTAGTGAAAATACTAAAGGAATACCGCGCATTGAAAACGCGTTTTGAGAATGAAGTGGAGTTAAAACACGAAGGAATCAGTTTGTTCCCGGAGATTAGAGACACGAGATATATTAGCAATATCAAGTTCAAGCAGATCGATAAGGCTTTAGGGTACGTTTTAGACTATGACGAGGCAGAAATCATCAAGAAGAAATACTTAAATGCAGATAAGCCGAAAGACAGCTTTATTTACACTGAATTATCGATGAAGAAAGATCACTTCTATTATAAGAAGAAAAATGCAATTCGATTGATCGCTACATCTTTAGGGATGATTTAATAATAAAAAAAGCCAAATTAACAGTTTTTAATTAACTATCCATTTGGCTTTTTATGTTTTATTTTTTAGGCATCCATGTATGTCCGCAATTCATGCAACCATTAACAATATTTTTTCTACCAACAAATCCACTGAATAAAATTATCGGTGGTCCTAGAAGTACAATAAGAAGACCAACAATTGCAGAAAGTCCAACAACTCCATCCATAGAATTTCGAGGAACTATAACATATAAAAAATTAGAAACTATTCCAATAGTTATAAGTGTACCTAACAGAAGAAACAGAATAAAAAACGCCCTTTTGAAATTATAACCACGCTTATTACCGACTATTTGATCTGATTTGCATTTCCTACAAACCACGCGCTTTGTTACTTTTTCTTGTTGTACCGTCATGTCTAACCATCCTTGCTTTTATAAAATTATAATAGCTTAATTATATGATATTATCACCTGAACTGGATACAAATATTATCAAAAAAAGAAAAAATATAATAAATTGGAATGTTTATGTTTTTTAAAACTTCGACAAAATACCGACAAAAATGGGGACTAAATAGGGGGAATTTTGATAATGAAATCAACGGTATTCTTAATGTACAAGCCCTTTGACAACCGCATATCGAAGAGGATTAGTACACCTATAAGTGAAACGTTCTTATGCGAGAATGTCACGTTAACGTATACCGCATGGTAGGGCGGGCAAGGCGGTAAGAACCCGCGTTAAGACGAAAAGACCAATGAATGTATAACAATGACATATTTCAGTATGGCGGGTGTGAGATAACTCGCATTTGTCATGCTGTTTCTATTGTATTTATCAATCAGCTCAGAATGCGTCCTCTGGGTTGATAATAAATATAAGTCTATTTCTCTCTAATATGTCGGTTCTTGAAAATGAAATGGGGGTGGTTGCTCATGATTGAGTGACACTTGCATTCTAAAAAGCTAAAAAGTATACGTATCTCGTACATTAGTAATTACTCAAGATTCTTATTAATGACCAAAACGAGGGCAAAGAGTTCCACTCTTTGTTTGAGCCAATACAGCGGAAACATTCCCCTTCCGTCCCTCTAGTGTATTGGTTCAAACAAGGCGTCGGAAGAAACATATACGTCTTGGATATAAATTATTGTATAAACGATTTAATCAGCTAAGGCCATGCGACAGCCGATATATTGACCAGCTCTACGGAGTATAAACGAGAAGATTCTTAGTCTTTTCCTAGCCACCGAACGTAAAGCGCGTAGCTAATAAGAGCTAAAAAATTACATGATGCGGTGGCTTGGAGAAGGTTGAGAGTAATCAGCCTTAAAATGATTGCGAAATTTCCCTTTCGTAAATGTTTCTTCCATCCCCTTGAAAGAAAGCTGTCACTCCGGTGATGGCTTTTTTTATAAAAGGATATTGTTGTCAATTGTCGAATAAATAAAGGTGGTTAGCACAAATATCCAAAGGGGGAATGTAGTATGAAAAGCGTAGAAGTTAATGATTCTTTTACTATTGAAACTTGTATTGGTCAAGCAATGATAAAGGACCGAGAAGCAGAACTTAGAGATATTCTAAAAGGCGTGTCTCAATTTCATGATTATGATAAGGAATTTCATGTATTCTATCCACAAAACATGTACGATCAAGAAAAAACTTACAAATTGTACTTCTTCTTCAAAAATGAAGTTGTTATCGGAGAAAGTGTTAAGGATGAAAATAAAAAAGAATTCGTCACGATTACTAGAATGAAGTACCAAAATATAAACGAAATTAAGATTTTACACCTAGATGATACATATTTTCTGCATGCGAAAGCAATTGAAATTGGATTTAATAATGGAAAAAGAATCAAACTGGATAGCTTAGAAGATTCTAAAGCCGGCAAGGTAGATTCCTTTACAAATAAAATTGAACGTATATACACAATGCTATAAATAAAGAAAAGTGCATCCATAATGGGTGCACTTTTCTTTGTTATATATAAATTACACATTAAATGTGAATTTGAACAAAATGGACATTTGGTTAGGAGGATTCTATATAAATAGGTAGAATCTAATTACTTGGTTTACATTTTAATCCAAGGGGTACAAATTCGATGCGACGTGAAAAGGATTTGTTGAAACAATGGAAGGCGGATTTGCAAGCTGTTCAAGAAGAGAAAAGGATGAAGAAGAAGGCTAAGAAAAAGAATAAGAAATATAGTATTCCAGGTAATACAGCTGACTTCATGGATGGCAAGAATACTTATCGTAAAGAAAATGGGGTATGGAAGCAAAGAAATAAATAATGTGAGGATAAATGATTTTGATTAAGTGTATAGCAATTATCGTAGGCGCTGCCGTGATCTGGGTGGCGTCTTGTTTGCTGTTAAGGAAAGATAAGACGTGAGATAGACTTGCAAATTGAAATATTATTATTTTGAAACATAGACTAGTAAACAAACTATTTCTACCTTTTAATCATAGAATATGATGAATTCTATTTTTAGAGGAGGGAATCATATCTATGGGATGGGATAATAATTTTGGACATTCTCGAGATTGTAATAGATTTTGGGATGATTTAGTATTTTGCGGTTGCGGCCGTAGACGAAGAAGAAACGATTTTAACGACTGTCATTGTAGACGTGACTGCGATTGTGATGAGTGTCGTCGTAGACGTAATCATGACCGCGATCGTGAGCATGAACATGGACATGGTGAGCATCAAGATTGGTAAAGCCTTTTGAAAGAGTGCGATGAAAAAACGCACTCTTTTTTGTTATGTTTTTAATTAGTACTTATTAACCCGAAGGATGCAGTTTCAATTGGATTTAACATTTTACAAAACAAGCGAACACAACGAACGAAAATAAATGTCCTACTTAACTGTCTAAAAGTTGACCCTTTTGTACAGTAGAAATGTATAGGGTAAAAACTTTGTAAACAGATAGTTGTTAATGTCTAAAAGATAGTCTAAAATAAAAGTATATAATTCTTAAGACTTTTAGACTATTTTGAGGTGATTTGGATGGCTATCGTTGGTTATGCAAGGGTGAGTACAAAAGATCAAAACTTAGATGCACAAATTGAAAGGTTAACAGAATATGGATGTGAAAAAATATATTCTGAAAAGTACAGTGGAGCTAATAGTGATCGGGAAGAATTACAAAAGGCATTAGAGTATATGAGAGAAGGGGATAAATTTGTTGTTTGTAAAATAGATCGTTTAGCTAGATCGATATTTGATTTGCATAAGATTGTAAATCAATTAGCTGATAGAGGAATAGCGGTGGTATTTCTTAAAGAACAAATTGATTTTTCTACACCAGCAGGTAAATTGATGTTTACTATGTTAGGGGCTATTGCTGAGTTTGAAAGGGATTTAATTAACGAAAGAACAGCTGAAGGAAGAGAAAGAGCTAAAGCAATGGGCAAACATATGGGGCGTAAGGGGCAGGATGAAAAACAGGTGAAGCAGGCTATGAACTTATTCTTTAATAGGAAAGAGAATGGTTTGAGTGTAAATGATATTTCAAAAATGACGGGAGTTCCGCGTTCTACTCTTTATGCTAAAGCGAAAGAATTAAAAGAGGAGGAATTATGATGGAGGAATATGAACAGCTACGGCAGGAATTTTGAAATATAAGTAATCAGTTAAAGTAGCGAATCCGCTGCTTTTTTATTTTATAAAGAATTCACTTTAAACATTTTTCATAGTTAAGAATACTTATGTAAATATGGTAACAGATTTGATTCTTGGAATGAGGGGATCGATGTGGATATAACGAAAAGTATGGCAAGAATAGTTGTTAATGGGATAAATCTTCCGTTTACTTCAGTTAGGACAACTGCATGGATTAATGGACCTGCAAATGATTTAATTGTTACGACTAGGCAAAGAGTGAATGAGCTTTATCGTGTTATGTGGTCGCGGGTGCCAGTCATGCTAACAATGTATTTCATTCAGGGGGCGGACATGGTGAGATTTGCTAGGGTTGCAGGAGTTGATGAAAGTATAACGGGAGAATATATATATCATTTTATTTGGTGATAAGAAGAACTTTAAGTAGCCTAACAGCTGCTTTTTTATTTTATAAAAAAAGAACCTGCAAACCTGCAGATTCTCCTGATAATGATTTATATAAATAAGATTCGAAAATGAGTTCAAGAACGCTTGTTGATTCAGTCTGTTCTGTAATCGTTGTTTCTAATTTTCTTTTTTATATCTAAAAATCCTATAAGCATAATTGCTATAAATATTAATTTAGTCCAATAAAATTCTTGATGGAACATTAGCCCATAGAAGAAATCAAAAGCATATATTAGACCGATGATGGGGAATAGCCAAATCATAAATTTCAAATCTTTTAAATGATATTTGTAATTATTGATTTTTTTCCACATATGTATCAACTCCTAATGTTATGAGGTTCTGTAGTTTTTCTTTTTAAAATCGCGCATGTTGAGGATAAAGAATAGAAGGAAGATAACAGCTCCGATGCCATTAATCCAGTAGTATGTGCGCCCTGTTGTGAATCCGTTATAGAATTCATAGGCATTCCAAATTACAAGAAGTACTGAACAGACAGTGGAGATCATTAATGAGCCAAAACTTCTCATGATTTTCACCTCAATTCAAAATGTTAGAACTTATTTACAATTTTACATTTAAATAAATAGATTTACAAGAAGAGGAATAAAAAAAGAACCTGCAAACCTGCAGATTCTCCTGATAATGATTTATGGAGCAAGACCCGAAAATATAATACAACAATTCAAAAATGAGTTCAAGTAAATAAAAAGAACCCGCTGGAGTTCGGGTCCTTTCAGAAGTGATGATGTATTCTCGGCTCGAGAACTGAGAAAAACACAAAAATATAATACATCGAGTTTTAGAGAATTTCAATACTAAATTTGGGATTACCATGAGGAGGAGTTATGACGAGTTTCATCCTATTAATATAGAAGGTGGTGGGTGATATGAAGTGAAACAAAAACATGAGTTAGCTCAAGAAGATTACATGCAAGGTATGAAGTATAAGGAACTGGCTGAGAAATATGAGGTTAGTGTTAATACAATTAAGTCCTGGAGAAAAAGGCATGGTTGGAATCGAAAGAGGGTGCACCAAAAAGATGAAAAAGGGTGCACCCAAACCAAGAAAACAGGTGCACCCTTTGGCAATAAGAATGCGGTGGGTAATTCGGGTAACAAGAACCCTAAATGGGGTAATAAGAATGCTGTGGGTCATGGCGCTCCAAAAGGGAACCATAACGCTATGACGCATGGATTTTTCCGCAAACACTTTCCAGAAGATGTGGCGGATTTAGCTGCTGAAATCATGGAGAAGCATCCAATTGATATGTTATGGGAAAACATAACGATTCAATACACAGCTATTATTAGAGCACAACGATTGATGTTTGTTAGATACCAAGAAGATACGACGAAGGAACTACGCAAGAATAAAGTTACAGAGGGTGGATTTGAAGAAGAATGGGAAATCCAATTCGCTTGGGACAAACATGCCACATTCCTAAACGCTCAATCCAGAGCAATGAGCACTTTGTCTTCGCTTATTCGAGACTTTGATAAGTTAGCTAATATAGATGATGAAAGACGTGCTAAATTGAGCCTGATGAATGCTCAAATAGACAAGATTAGAAATGAATTAAAAGACGAAAATCCAGCAGAAGACAAAATCGGTCAATACTTGGATAAGTTAGAAGGTGCGTTTAAGAAATGAGCATGAACGAGCTATATAACAAAAAGCAACAACAAGTATTGAATTACGTTTATAACAATGACTACTTCATGTTAATACAGCATGGAGCTAAACGTACTGGTAAAACAATCTTAAACAATGATTTGTTCCTTGCTGAGTTAAGACGAGTAAGAAGAATTGCTGATAATGAAGGTGTAGATTTACCACAGTATATATTGGCTGGCGCATCATTAGGTACATTAGCAAAGAACGTACTCATTGAACTTACAAATAAGTATGGACTTGATTTTCAAATGGATAAATACAATCGTTTTAAATTATTTGGCGTTCTTGTTTGTTGCACGGGTCATTCTAAGATAAGCCATTTAGATACTATTCGTGGTATGACTGCTTACGGCGCTTATGTGAATGAAGGTTCTCTTGCTAATAAAGATGTATTCGATGAGATTAAATCACGTTGTAGTGGTGAAGGTGCTCGTATATTAGTCGATACGAACCCAGATCATCCGGAACATTGGCTTAAAGTCGATTACATTGATAAAGACGACAACGTAACAATCAAAGCATTTCAATACGAATTAGATGATAATACATTCTTAAACGAAAGATACAGAGAGCGTATTAAAGCTTCTACTCCTGAAGGAATGTTTTATGACCGTAACATAAAGGGATTATGGTGCAGTGCTGATGGAGTTGTATATAAAGACTTTAATAAGGATGTACATTATATAGAAGAAACTGATCTAAAAGATATTAAATTCACGAAATACTTCGCTGGTGTCGATTGGGGTTACGAGCATTTTGGCTCCATTGTTGTTATTGGTGAAGATGATGAAGAGAATCTATACCTTTTAGAAGAACATGCAAAACAACATGAAGAAATAGATTTCTGGGTAGGTGTCGCTAAAGACGTAAAATCACGCTATGGTAACATCTTTTTTTATTGTGACAGTGCAAGGCCTGAACATATAAAACGATTCAAACGAGAGGGATTACGAGCAAGAAACGCTGATAAATCTGTCTTATCTGGTATAGAAATGGTTGCAAAGTACATCAAAACAGAAAGCTTCAAGGCTGTATCTGAGCGTGTGGAGCGATTTAAGAAAGAAGTATTCATGTATGTTTGGAATGAGAAAACAGGTGAACCAGTGAAGGAATGGGACGATGTATTAGATGCTGTACGATATGCTATTTATACAGAGAAAAGTGAAAATAGAAAAGCAAGAGCTGTTAAATCAATTTATTAAGGAGGTGAGACGATGTTTGAACACTATATTCCGTTGCTGGATGAACAGAATGGCGAGCCTACCTCAAAGTTACTAAAAAAAATTATTGATGAGTTTGAACCATTAAAACAACGTATGATTAACAGGTACGAGCGATACAAAGCAAGTGAAAAGGGAGTGCCTATCTTTACTCGCGAGTTTAAAGGTGATGGTAATAAAGACAAGGTTAACAATAAGCTAAACAATGACTTCTTTTCTGAAATTATCGATACAAAAATCGGTTATATGTTTGGGTTGCCTATCTCATACAGCTTAGATCATGAAGATGATGAAGTATTGAAACGTATTCAGGACTTTTTAAAAGCGAATCATACTGAGGATGCTGACGCAGAAACAGGGAAGTTCGCTTCTATTTGTGGATACGGAGCGAGACTACTGTATCACGATAAAGAAGGCATCGAAAAGGTTATGAATATCAAACCTTACGAAGCTATATTTCTTACGAATTCAAGCATTGCAGAACCTAAATACGCTATACGCTGCTATCCAATCAAAGTAATTGATGGTGATGATTTCAAGGATGGTTACAAAGTAGAGTTTTACAATGAAACAAACATTATTGAGTACACTGGTGAAGATTTAGATAAGTTAACAGAGACTGACCGTATTCCTAACTTATTTAAAGGTGTGCCACTTATTGGGTTTCCTAATAATGAAGAATTACAAGGCGATGTAGATAAAGCTATTTCCCTTATTGAAGGTTATGACCGTTCGTTTTCCGATGTAAACAGTGAGATTGAACAGTTTCGTCTGGCTTATATGATCTTTAAAGGCGTTGATATAGATGATGATACTATCGAGAAGCTAAGAAAAACTGGTGCTCTTGATGTAGGTGAAGATGGTGAGGCTTCTTTCTTAACTAAGGACCTTAATGACAACATCTTAGAACACCATCTTGACAGATTAGAAAAGAATATATGCCGTTTCACAAAGCATGTGAACCTTTCTGATGAATCATTTGGTGGTAATCTTACTGGTGTTGCTATTCGTTACAAGTTATTAGCTTTAGAAACTAAATCAGGAACATTAGAAATGAAGTTTACTAAGTCATTGCGACAACAATTTAAGTTATTGTTTGATGCTTGGAACTTACGCTCAAATAAAAGAGAACTAGACTACCTTTGTATGACGTTTCAATTTACGCGAAACCTTCCAGCCAACTTAGCTGATGAAGCTGATGTGCAGTCTAAACTACAAGGTTTAGTAAGTGAAGAAACACGATTATCTATGTTATCTGTTGTTTCTGATCCGAAAGCGGAAATACAGAAGATGCAGGAAGAAGAAGCGGATTCCATGAATCTCGACAAGGTAGGTGAGCCTAATGGAATGGGACAAGAAGCAGAAACACCTCCAAAAGATAGAGGACGAACTGGAAAAGGCGATTCTCTACCTGTATAAAGATGCTTTAGAAGAAGTCAGAGGAATACTGGCTTTTTATTATGCCAAATATGCCGTAAATGAGCAGTTGAGTATGCAGGAAATGCGCCGATTCAATCGATATAAGAGCATGCAAAGTGAACTGCAACAAGTAATTAATGAAATAACATATGAGAAAAAGAAAACTCTCAATGAAACGCTCTCCAATCAGTATGGAGAGTCTTTTTATTATACGAGTTATCTCATCGAGAAAGAAGTCGGCGTGGCTCTTTCGTATGGTCTTATTGACCCGAATGTCATTAAACGAGCGGTACAAATGCCAATCGATAAAATGACACTCAATCAAAGGTTAAGTACACATCGAGTACAGATAGTTAACCGAATACGCAGGGAGTTATCTATCGGTCTTAGAAAAGGCGAAGGATATGCAACAATGGCAAATCGGATTAAGCCGATACTTGATGGTGATGCGAAGAAAGCCCAAATGGTCGCTTGGACAGAAAGTGCTAGGGTGCAAAACTTAGGTACTTATGACAGTGCTTCTCACGCTTTTGATGAAGGTGTATCAATGAAGAAGATTTGGATTGCTACATTAGATAAACGTACGCGTCCCACTCACCAAGCAGCAGATCATCAAAAAGTACCGTTTAAAGGATTATTTAAAGTCGGTGGTTATAGTTGCGAATATCCACATGATAGTAATTTACCTGCTAAAGAAGTTGTACGATGCCGCTGTACTTTCATTACTGAGGTAGCGGATGTTAGCCCATTTATTGAGAGAAGGGCCAGAAACCCAACTACAGGTAAGAATGAGGTTATTACCGCAGTTAGTTATGAAGAATGGAAAGACTCTCTTGAATAATAAAAAACACTTGAGGGCTTATAGATTACGAACTTAATAGGGCGCAATTATAGGAACTCAGAGGAGGAATAATAATGAAACAATTACAAAAGCAAGCGGAAGTACAGTTTTTAAAAGAAAGAGAACTAACAAAGTTACCGTTTCGTTTATCAAATCTGCAATTCTTTTCTGATCCTGTAATACCTGCAGATGAGACACTACAGAATGAACAAACATCACCTGCGGATGATATAAAAGATTCACTAGTTGAAGAGCAAAAAGAACCGCCAGTTGGTGAACAAAAAGAACCGAAATTAGATGATGCAACAAAAACATTTATTGAGAAGATGGTACAATCAGCGGAAGATAGAGTGCGCTCTAAATATTCGAAAGAACTGAATGCAACAAAGAAGGAATTAGAGAACTATAAAACCGCGTCTATGACTGCCCAAGAGAAAGCTGAATATGAGATGAAGCAACTTCAGGAACAACTAGAAGAGCGAGAAAGAGTACTTCATCAGAAAGAAATGCAGAGTGTTGCATCAGATGGTTTATCAGCGGTTGGATTGGATCTTAAATTTGTAGATTTTGTTATTGGTTCAGATGTAGAAGATACAAAAGTTAGGGTGTCAAAGTTTAATGATTTATTCTCTAGTGCATTAGAAGTAAAAGTGGCTGAAAAGTTTAAAGCTGCTGGCCGAGAAATCCATGTTAGTGGCGGAACTGGAGGGGGATTTACGAGAGAACAAGTAAATTCAATGAGTCAAGCTGAAATTAATGCGAACTGGCCACAAATTCAGAAGGATATGCGCAATTGGGGTAAGTAGCACTAGGAAAGTTAAGTGATTTGAATGGTACAGTCAAAAAAATATAAAACGAACAAAAGAGATTGCTAGTTTAGTAATCTCTTTTGTTATGGAAAAACATTAAGGAGGAATTAATATATGTCAGTATCAACTTTTATTCCAACAATTTGGGAAGCGCGCTTGATGGCGAACTTTCACAAGCGTTCTATTGCGGATTTAATTACAACAACGCCAACGAAAATCGAAGGTAATAAGATTATCTTTAATCGTGTAGGCGCAGTAAATGTAAAAGATTATAATGGTACAATCGAATGGGATGATACTAACCCTTCTAAAGTAGAAATTAATATGGATCAACAAAAGTATTTTGCTTTCAAAGTTGATGATGTAGATGCAGTTCAGGCTGCTGGAGATTTAATCGACCCACATACACAAGAGGCAGGAGCGGTACTTCAGGAAACCGTTGATACATTCGTATTAGGGCTTTATAAAGGCGCTCATAAAACTCATACAATTGGGAGTGACTCTAGTCCAATTGAGTTATCACCTAAAAATGCATATGATTACATTGTAGACTTAAATACGATTTTAAATATTAAAAAGGTTCCTAAAACTGAACGATTCACAATCATCAATTCTCAGGTTTTAGGTTTATTATCTAAAGATGATCGCTTTACTAAGCAACCTGTTGTTTTAGAAAATGGTATTGTTGAAGGACAGATTATTAATGGATCACAAATCGTTGTATCAGAAGAAATTCACGGTACTAGTGGTAAGTATAAAATTTTAGGTCTTCATAAGTCTGCCATTGGATACGGGACACAGTTAACTGAAACAGAGGCACAACGTCTGCAAAATTCCTTTGCAGATGGTATTCGTGGTCTTATGGTTTATGGTGGAGATATCCTTCGTCAAGAGTCAATAGCGGTACTTACAGCTACAGTTACATCAATTACTCCGGAAAAACCAGGTGGAGGGGCTTAATAAGCCTTCTCCATTTTTTTCTTTTACGTAAGTAGGTGATTAGATGAAAGATATGAAAGCAGAAATTTTAAAACGTGTAAAACTGCAAGTACCTAATATAAGTGATGAAAATTTATTAATAAGCATTGAAGATACAATGTTAATGGTTGCTGAGTACACCAATAGAACTATTCCTGAATTCCCTCCTGCTTATATTGGTATCATCGCTAAAATGGTGGTTCATCAGTATATGGAGCACGAGAGAGAAGGAAAGAAAAGTGAATCGTTAGGTAACTATTCTGTTACTTATGATGATGTGGGAGATTATCCAGCAAGCGTCACAAAGGGGCTGAAAGTGAGGTTACGTGTTCGATGATTCAGTCAATGATACGCAAGTTTGGAAAAGATGCTACAGTACTTCGCAACGCTGGTTCTGATGATGGACCATATCCAACAGAAGAATGGAAAGAAATCAATACTGTTAAAGGTGTATTGGATGCTATCCAAGGGACAAAGGATGCTCGCAATAAAAAAATAGAAGAGAAAAGCACACATTTCTTTTACTGCATGCTTTTCGACGTAACTATTCAAGATAGATTAGTTATCGATAAGAAGGTATACAGCGTTACTTATCCGGGCGATCCAATGAATGCGGGTAGATTCTTTCAAATAGAATTGGAGATGTTGCCATATGAGCATGAAATTCCAATCCAATAGAGCCGCTGTTATGGCGAGACATTTGGCTGCAAAGAAAGCAGCTCATACTGCTATTGGTAAATTTGTATCTTCTAAAGCTAAATTACTTGCTGCTGTCGACACTGGCAATTTAAGAAGAAGCATTAGTTCTAAAGCAGAGCAAGAAAAAGTTGTTATCGGTACTTCTGCTGATCATGGTATTTATGTTGAGAAGGGAACAGGAATCTATGCTGTAGACGGTGATGGGCGTAAAACTCCTTGGATGTACCGTGACCCTAAAACAGGGAAGATGGTTAAAACTCAAGGGCAACATGCACAGCCTTTTCTTAGACCAGCAGCAGAGAGCAATAAACCGCAAATTACACAAGTTGGCACGCGAACCTATTCGTCGTTAATGAGGTAGATAGCATGAATGACTTTATAAATATATTACACAGTGAATTAAAACAGATTCATAAAGAAACGTATTATGAAATCGCTAAAACAACCGCTGTAATGCCTTATTTGGTGTACATGGTTAATGATGATAAAGAACCATGGGGAAGAAAAAATATCATGCTTACAATTGATATTTACGGTACTTCTGCTCATCTTGCTCAAATAGATGAACTGATTACGAAACTAGAAAGCAATCTTCATAGAAAAAGATTAAGCAGCGCTGAATTTGGTGCTGCTATTTCTTATCTTTCGAGTCAGAAAGTACCTGATTCAGACCCAAATATCATACGCAAAGAAGTGCGGTTCATTTTAAGAACTTATTTTAAACAATAGAAAGGGTTGATTATATGGCAGCTCCACAACCAAAACCAGAAAATGTTCTCTTCGGAGACTGGGGGGCATTCTTCTTTAATTACGGGGAAAAAGATGAACTACCAGTAGGTGCCACACAAGGTGGCGGTTCTTTTAAGTATGAACCAGAGTTTAAAGAAATTGAATATGATGGTTCTCCTGGTGACACTATGGGGATGAAACGTATTACGAAATCAAAAACTCAAATCAGTTTTAAAACACTTGAATTCCTTGATAAAGATAAAATTAAAAACTTTATTGCTGGATTAAAAGTATCAGAAGAGACTGTTACGAAAGATGGAAAAACCCTCAAATACGATGTAATTGAAGCAACGGAACGTCTTACGAAAGAAAGCTATCTTAAAAATGTAGCATGGGTTGGCGAAACTTTAGGTGGCGATATTGTTGAAATTATCGTATATAACGCATTATCTGACGGTTCATTAGAACTAGGATTTGAAAATGAGAGTGAAGTTGTTCCAGAAGTAACATTCACAGGACATCGTGATCCAGAAAACATTCGAAAAGTACCATGGAAAAAACGTATTTTAACAGCGACAGAAGCAGCAAAATTAATACCGGCAGGTTAAAAAGTAGGGGAAATCCCTGCTCTTTTTATTTTAAGGAGGAATAAATGTGACTATTGCAATTCAAGAAAAAGAATACAAAGTGAGACAAATTCATGGCGGAGATTTATTTTCCGTAGTTCGTATTTTGAAGAAATCAAAATTCAAGGTTGATATTAACTTGCTTAAAGATTTAATGATGGGTGTACGAAGTAAAGAAGGTGCAACACAAGCAGATGTATTAGCTGCACAAGAGATGTTCGGTTACGACATCATTATGAAGTTTATCTTTGGATTAGAAGAAGCTGAGCAAGAATTTTTCGAGTTTATTTCTGATCTATTAGTGTGTGAAGATGAAAACGGTAAAAAAACATCCCCAGATTGGGAAACAATACGAACTTTAAATCTAGAAGAGTTAGCGAAGTTGTTTACTGCAATTAAAAACTCAGAAGTTGGACTGGTTAAGCTTTTTTCCAATGCGGTGAACTTGATGAAATAGACTTCATCGATACGTTAGCTTCTCGTTATCCGAACATGGAGTACATACGTGGTTTGGATGCCGAGATAGTTATTAATTTGTATCTCACCGCAAAGAAAAAAGAGATGGACCGCATGTTATGGGAAGAATGGTGCGCCCTACAACCATACTGCGATGAAACATTTCCTCAATTTAAACATAAGCGTGAAAATCCAACGCAAGAACAGGTACAACAATACAATGATTTAATCGAACAACTACCGAAACAGAAACTCACGAAAAAAGAAGTGTTCGCTCGAGTTGCGAAAATCCGCGGAAAGGCGGGTGAATAGATGGAATTATTTAAGATGTTTGGATCAATCTTCTTAAAGGACGATCAGCTACAAAGAGGATTGGCTAACGCTGAAAGAAGTGGACAACGAACAACTGGTATTTTAGGTCGTGGATTCGGACAAGTCGGGCAAGCAGCAGTAGGATTAGGTTCTTCTGTTGGCGGTGCTGCTATAGCTATGGGTGGATTAGTCGGTGTTACAGTAGGGGTAGGAGCTGCGATTGCTGGTGTAGTAAAAGTCGGTTCTGAATATACCCAACAGATGTCAAAAGTAGAAGCTCTCTCTGGTTCTAATGCTTTACAAATGGCTGAACTGGGAGCGAACGCACGTAAATTAGGTGCTGAAACACGTTGGTCAGCTACAAACGTAGCTCAAGCCTATGAATATATGGCCCTTGCAGGTTGGGACTCCAACCAAATGATTGCAGCTAGTAAACCGCTACTTGACTTAGCGACAGCTGGTGCATTAGACCTTGCAAAAGCTTCAGATATAGTAACCGATACAATGACTCCATTTGGTATGAAAGCTTCAGAAGCAGGAAGAGCTGCTGACGTATTCGCGCTGGCCCAAGCGACTGCCAATTTAAACGTTGAGCAGCTGGGCGAAACCATGAAATACGCTGCTCCAGTAGCGGCTACATTTGGTTTGAATATTGAAGAAACTGCCGCAATTGCTCAGATATTTGCAAATAACGGTATTAAAGCTTCAATGGCTGGTACGGCATTACGTGCTGGTTTATCTCGGTTAGCAGCACCACCAAAAGAGGCTGCTAAATCATTATCTGCATTAAATGTAACTGTTAAAGATTCTGAAGGTAACATGAAACCAATGAATGAAATCATCGGACAGTTACATGACGGATTTGGAAAGTTATCTGAATCTCAACAAATTGCCGCTGCAAAAGCAATATTCGGTGAGGAAGCCTATGCAGGGTGGATTCAAGTTATCAAGGGTGGACAACCTGCATTTGATGATATGGTAAATACACTAGAAACTTCTGAAGGTTCTGCCAAAGTTATGGCTGAAACAATGGCCAACAACTTATCGGGTGCAGTTGACGGAGTTAAATCTAGATTAGAGAATTTGGGACTTGTTGTATTTTCTCATGTTGAACCTGCACTTGTTGCTATGACTAATGGAACAAATAGCGCAGTGAAATCTCTTACTGACTGGCTTGATCCATCTGGTAAAGCGGTCGAAGCAGCTAAATTAATGCAACAAACTGATCAGCAGTTAGCTCAATCTAAAGCTGTTCTTGATATGAATCTCAAAAAGGGGAAAATAACGCAAGAAGAGTATAACGAAAAGTTAGCTCTATCTAAGAAGCATGCCGAAGATATGATGAACGCTGATGGTATGTTAGCTCAGAAAAAAGAAGAGTTAAAAATGAAGGTTGAAGAAGGGAAAATGACTCAGGAAGAAGCTAATAAAATTCTTGATGAGTCTGAGGTTGAATATCAAAAACTTCAACAAGGTATTGAACAAACACGTCAACGGCAAGAAGCTATGAATAAGGTATTCGAACCACTTCGTAATGCCATTGGTATCATCCAACAAGTAGGCGCTGCGATTGAGCAGTTCTGGATTGCTGCAACTGGAGATAGAGATGCGCTAGTTGAAGGGTATGACATCCTTACTAAACTAGGTTTTTCATCTAATGCAATTCAGTTTATACAAGAAACTACCGCCGCTGTACAGTATGGTATAGAAACGATGAAAGCTCTCGTATCTGGCGATTGGGGATCTGCTAGTAACTTCTTAGATAAGTTAGGTTTTTCACCTGAACAAAAAGCAGATATTATTATGTTCGTTCAGGATGTGCACGCTCAATTGAGTAGTTTCATAGAAAATGTACAAGCTTTGATAGCAGCGCAAGCACCAGTAATTATGGGAATAATCGGCGCTACTTGGGACTTTATTAAAGGTGTATTCAATACAATAGCTCCTTACTTAATGCCTTTACTGACAGATGTAATGTCGTTTGTAAATGGGATTATATCTCAAATCACTTCGTTTTGGAAAGAAAACGGAAATCAAATTGTACAAGCTGTAAAAAATGCCTTCTCAATCATTCAATCTATTATAGCTTTTGTAATGCCAGCTGTAATGATGATTGTAAAAAGTGCATGGGACGCTATAAAAGATATTATCCAGGGTGCTGTTAATCTCATTATGGGAATTATTAAATTTTTCGCATCTGTTTTAACTGGTGATTTCTCTGGAATGTGGGCAGGGATAAAACAAATCTTCAGCGGTGCAATCCAGTTAATCTGGGGGCTTATCCAATTTTCGTTTGTTAAACAAATTTTTGGTGCAGTGAAAGGGCTCGCATCTTCTTTTGGCTCTACGATTAGTAGCATGTGGTCTACTGTTGTTGGATATTTCAAGACATTTATTAAGGAACCAATCGCTTCTGTAGTTCGTATGGCAATTGATATAGGTGAAGCTGCTATGAAAATTAAAGACAAACTGATTAATCCTATTAAAGAAGCTTGGAGTGGAATTATGGGCTGGATTGATAAAATTAAAAACGGTGTAGCGAATATGTTTAGTGGCGTTCACATTCCTGTTCCGAAGATTAGTGTAAATGGATCATTAAACCCGATAAATTGGGCAAGTGAGGGGCTTCCTTCATTTAGTGTCAAATGGGCAGCAAACGGCGCTTTAATCAAGCCTGGTAATCCTACATTGATTGGTGTCGGCGACGCGAGAGGATATGACGAAACTGTTTTGCCTCTCCGTAAACAAACATTCGATGCGATTGCCAATGGAATAATGGGATCGCTACCATTAGTACAACAAGCTGGGGCACAACAATACGCATCACAAAGCCCAACTGTTTTGCAAATCAATCTAAACGGACGAGAAATAGCGAAGGAAATTTACTCAGATGTTAATGAATTTCAAGAACAAGAAAAAGAAAGACGTAAAGTATTTTAGGCAGGTGATGGTATGACGGGAATTAGTTTCTTTAGTTTTAATGGGGAGAGGAATCCGAATGTAATACCATTGCAGGGTAAAAAACGCCCTGCATGGGCTCCTTTGGAACGTACATTTCTTGAAGTTCCCCACTATCCAGGTGGGCGTTTGATAAGAACACAAACAAAAATGAGGAAAATAATTGTACCAGTTTCATTATTTTATGAATCTATGGAAGAAGCCGAAAAGTTAAAGGAAGAAATAGCTAATTGGCTTATTACAGACCAACCTCAAGAACTGATCTTTGATGATGAAAAAGATCGTACGTATTTGGCCGTTATTGATGAATCTTTTGACCCACAGCAATTAGTGAATTTAGGAGAAGGAGTACTTACTTTTATTTGTGAAATGCCATATAAATTAGGTCCTACAAGAATCGTAGAATTTCAAGCTAATGAGCGTGGGCTAGTGGCGAATATTCAAAACAAAGGAAGTCTTGAATCTAACCCAATTATTAAAATTGAGGTAACGAAACCCTCAACTTTTCTTGATGTATGGAATGGAGATAATTACTTTCGTATTGGATGGCCGCTTAGAATGGATCAGGTACCTGTTGAGAGAAATCAGCGTGTTATGTGGGATGAAATGTCTACCACTATAGGATGGACGGATGTTCCGAATGCAGAAGATATGGTAGGGGGAGGAGCTTTCAAAGTGGATGCAGGCTCACGCCTAGTTCCGGTTTATTTAGGTGAAACAAACATAAAAGGATGGCATGGTTGCATAGCCAAAAAGAACATTCCGCAAGGGCCACTGCAAGACTTTATTATGCAGGCGTATGTTGGGGTAAGAAGCTCGCATCCAGATCAAATGGGACGCGTTGAAATAGGTTTATTGGATGAAAACAGCGACTATGTAGCGCGTATTTCTATGAATGATGTCCATTGGCAAGCTGAACAAAATACAGGGTTCGCTAAGCTTGGCAACAAAAAGAAACCAGCTGGTGAGCAAGTACTTATAAATGAACCAGGGGACCATCCTACTACATGGAATCAATATCGTGGTCGCTTGTGGTTAGCACGTACCGGTAATAGGTGGGAAGCGTATATTTCTAAGTTTTTATGGAATACCGAAAAGGATGACTCGGAACGCTTTGTTGTGTGGGAAGATGAAAACAATGTGAATATGGACAAAGTGGCACAAGTTCAAATTAGCATCAGTCAATTTTCGGATAACATGTTCTGTACAGACATGAGCATTGATGATTTGAAAATCTGGAAGGTCAATATGAATACACAAGATAATCCACCTTACATTTTTGATGTTGGAGATAAGGTAGTTATTGACACCGAGCGAAGCCTTGTATCGATTAATGGTAAAAAAGTTATAAATTTAAAAGATATATTCAGTGATTATCCAGTTGTTAGCAAAGGATCAAACAAGCTTGAAATTATGCCTTCCGATGTGGGAATAGCCAAAGTAACATATAGGGAGAGATATCGATGAGAGCACCTAGCGGCACACTTCATGTCATTGATTTTAAAACGGACCAAATTGTTGCTAATATCCAGCCACAAAATTATTGGGATGATATACGTCATTGGGAGATTAAGAACAATATCGATACTTTAGAGTTTAAAGTGTTTGATAATACAGAGCATGCAGTGACACTTATGCAGCAAAATTTAGTATTAAAAGAAGTACGTGATGGACGGATTGTTCCTTATGTTATAAATAATGAAGTTGAAAAGGATTCAAGAGATAGATCACTTACTGTACGTACTTCGGGTGCATGGGTTCAGATAGCAAAAGACGGTTATATCATGCCGCAACGTATAGAAGGTAAAACAGTAAATCAATTCATGGATATGGCTCTTGTAGGTACGAAGTGGAAACGCGGAAAAACTGAGTATGCAGGTTTCCATACAATGACCATCGATACCATTATAGATCCTCTTACCTTTTTAAAGAAGATAGCTGCTTTATTCGATTTAGAGGTTCAATACCGTGTGGAAGTAGTCGGTTCACAGATTGTAGGTTGGTACGTGGATATGGTGAAAAAACGTGGTAGAGACACTGGTAAGGAAGTCACTTTAGGTAAAGATTTAGTCGGTGTTAGACGTATTGAGCACTCTCGGGATGTCTGTACTGCCTTAGTCGGATTCGTCCAGGGCGAAGGGGATACCATTATTACAGTTGAAAGCATTAATGATGGTTTACCTTATATTACTGATAGCGATGCCTATCAACGCTGGAATGAGAACGGTAAACATAAATTTGGTTTCTATTCTCCGGAGACAGAAGAACAAAATATGACACCAAAGCGTCTCCTTACTCTTATGAAAACAGAGTTCGCAAAACGCGTTAATACTTCTGTTGTTTACGATGTAGAAGCAGCGGCTATAGGGCGTGTATTCGGATTATCTCACGAGCTAATTAATGAAGGCGATACAATTCGAATTAAAGATACTGGATTTACACCGAAACTTTATTTAGAAGCACGGGTAATCGGTGGTGATGAATCATTTACAGACCCTTCACAAGATAAATATGTATTTGGTGATTATCGCGAAATTACCGATCCGAATGAAGAAATGCGGAAATTATACAATAGGCTTCTTGGGCAATTAACTGGTAAGGCAAACAAAGAATTGTTGGATCAGCTAGAAAAATTGGTAGAAGAGAACGGAAAAACAATTGAAACCATACGAGAAGAGTCTAAAGCCGTTAAAGAGTTAGCACAAAAAGTTCAAGAAAATTTGAAGAATAATACCGTTAATATCATTGAATCTAAGCAGCCACCCACAGAGAATCTTCAAATTGGTAAAACGATATGGCGAGATATTAGTACCGGTAAGCCTGGTTTTTTAAAAGTGTGGAACGGTAAGGATTGGGAACTTCTTATTCCTGATGTAGAGTCAGTAAAGGAAGAAACACTGAAACAAGTTAATAAAGATATTCAGCTTACAAAAGAAGAATTAAACAAAAAAGTAGAAGAAGCGCAAAGTGAAACCAATGGACAATTTAAGGAAGTTAAAAACAGTCTCCAAGGAGTTTCACAAACTATTAAAAATGTACAAAACTCTCAAGGTGAAATTAATAAAACTGTTTCTGAAATGAAACAAACTAACGAGGGTTTTACTAAATCTATTGAATCGTTAACAAAAAAAGATGGTGAAATCGCTGAAAAATTAAATAAAGTGGTAGAGACTGCTGAAGTTACGAAAAAGACCATCTCTGAGGTGCAGCAAACAACTAATAATCTAAAGAAAACCACAACTGAAATTACAGAAAAAGCTGGCCAGGTTAGTGAGAAGTTGGAGAGCGTAGAAAAGAAAGTTAATAATGATAAAGCTGGAGGACGTAATCTTTTATTAGATTCAAATGTTAAATACGAAAAAACAGATTATCTAATCAATCCATATTCTTTAACTGAAAATTTTGTTGCAGGCGAGGAATACACTTTTGTAATTAAAGGAAGTGTCCCGCAAGGCCAACAATTTGGAATTTGGCAGAATGGTGGTTCAAATAATGTTGGATATGCAACAAGTGCCTATGCTAACGGAATAACTTATGTAACTTTCAAAGCTGTTGCAACTACAAGTGGGAATGAACGGAGATTAAACTTATATAATTATCCAAATAATGCTACAAAGGCAATTGTAGAATGGGTTGCTTTATATAAAGGGAATAAGCCGCAGGATTGGACACCAGCTCCAGAAAATCAAGTAACGAATGATGAATTCACTAAAAAAACAACCGAGATTGAAAAAAGTGTGAATGGTATTAAAGAAAGTATTAAAACGGTAGAAAAAACACAAGTCGATTTTAGCGAGCGTGTGACTACTGTAGAGAAAACAGCAGACGGTATTAAAGAAAAAGTTACTAGTTTACAAGAGATACAAACTAAACAAGGTACGCAGTTACAGGAGGCTAAAGCAGGTTGGGAAACTACTGCAAAAGCTTTGGAAGGAAAAGTTGAAATAAAAGATGTTGAAGATTATGTTGGTGGGATCGGTAATCAAACTGTATTACGGAATGTTCTTTGGAAGAATGACACAAAATATTGGGTTCTTCAATCAGGTGCAACAAGAGATACACAAGTCACTTATAAGGGATGCAATTCACTTAGTGTTATTACTGCAGGTAATGCGAGCAATTTGTATAAAGGTGCATCGCACGAGTATATAAATGCGGGGCCTGGATGGAATTATGTTTTCTCTGCTTACTTTTATACAGATAACAAAGCTAGTATAGATGCCGGAGCTGCTATCGAGCTCCAATGTTACGATGTAAACAATAAAATGATTAAAAGTTACTTGCAAGAAATAACTATTTCACAAGGAACATGGATTCGTACACATGTGGCAGGGCTATTAATCGAAGGCACAAAAAAAGTTAAAGTGCTGTTTTGGGTTCGTAAAAATGGTCGTCTATGGATGGCACAACCCATGCTACAAATTGGTGATAAACCTTCTTCGTTTATGGAGAACCCTGTTGATATTGTAGATAAAGATAAAATCATGGAAGAATTGGCCGATAAGATAGCAACTAAAGATTACGATAGAAAAGTAACCGAATTAGAAAGAGGTATTAGCGCTACTGCAGAAGGCGTCGAAATAACATCGAAGAAACAAGAAAAGTTTATTAATGAGACTTACGCCGTTTATGTAAAAGAAACGGGTTCTAAACTTAAAGTTCTTGATGAAGGAATCCTTGCAGAAGTTAAAAAAGGTAATATCATCGCAGCTATTAACTTTTCATCGGAAAAATTAGAAATTGATGTTTCAAAGGTAGCCATTAATGCCGATACAATGGTGAAATGGTTAACCGCAAAGGGTATTGATACAAATATCATCAAAGTTAATGGCGATAAAATTACCATCGATAAAAACGGCGTTACTATTAAAATGTTAGACTTCCTTTTTGAAGATGAATGGGGAACGAAAACAACTGTTATGCCAAAACGAAATTTAATAGCCGATCATGATTTTTCTAGTGTTCCAAAATTGAACATAGGTAACCCAAATTATCAGGGGTTTGGTGCTGGATATGGTCTACCTTGGAAAGTACAAGGAAACGGTGTAGTGATAGAAAATAACACTTTTATATTTAACTATGAACAAATGGTAAATGCAGTCCGTGTCGACACGTATAATTATCCAGAAACAAAGGTTCAAAACGGGATTCATCCAGGAAACTCTTATACATTGTCAGCACATTATAGAACCGCACAGATTAACGGTGTGCGTACAACTGCAAAACCACGATTGCAGGTATGTTTTGTTACGCCATTGGATGAAGTGAGTTATAAAATTTGGCATGAAATATATAAAGATTTTCCAGAGCCATCTACATTTTATGGTGAAATTAGAAGGTATAATTTCACATTTACCGTTCCTAACAATTACAATCCACAAGAACATATGATTGTAGTTAAAGTTACAGCTGCAAATGCGCAAGTTTCTGCGGGGAGGGCTGTTTGTGTTTCAGGGATAACATTGGTTAGTGGTAACTATGCTTGCATGTATAACTGGGATCGTGCGGCAGCAGAAAGGGCCGATGGTCTTCAACCGTTTAATAGAATTGCTATAGGCAGCGTAAATAACAACATAGGTCCAGCTGCTCATGGGCAGACCTTTGATATAAGTACAGAAAAGGATGTATTCATAAATCAACCTATTCTAACGCAGGGAATAAATTTAGGGCGTAATAAAATGGGCCAAGCTGGGTCCATTCGTTTCTTTGATGGCGGTCAAGGCTATGGGTTTTATTTTATGGGAATGGGAGGACAATGGTACAAGCTACCTAACGTTTAGGAGGAAAATATATGAATGATTACAAAGATTTACAAGGTTCCCCCTTACAAGCAGGGCAAGGTGCTCCGTTTGCTGGTAGGTTAGTAGATTCAGAAAGAAACGAAAACGGAGTATTTGTGCGAATTCCTTTTGATATGCTAAACAATGCCGGTTTATATGGTGCGAATAAAGTAGAGGTGTGGGGAGAAACAGATGGAACGATATATTTCCGTATTGCAACAAGATGCGAAATATGTAAACGTGGCGCGCGTTTGTATGAATTAGAAACGGGTTTTGGGAAAAAGAGACTTTGTTCTGATGATTATTTTTCATTTACTGGTCAACGCCCTCCGCAAGAGACACAAAAAACTGAAAATAAAACGCGAATAGAGCAGCCATAAGCTGGTCTTTATTTATTATCTAAAAAAGGAGAGGAAAAGATGGATCGTATTGATGTATTATTAAAAACCTTTATTGCCACTTTTGGTGGCTTCTGTGGGTATTTCTTGGGAGGATGGGATGCAACATTGAAAGTCCTAGTAATCATGGCAGTTATCGACTATATCACAGGAGTAGTTGCAGCAGGATATAACGGAGAATTAAAAAGTAAAGTTGGTTTCAAAGGCATCGCCAAAAAGGTGGTGCTTTTTCTTTTGGTCGGAGCGGCTGCACAACTAGATTCAGCACTTGGAAGTAACAGTGCAATTCGTGAAGCGACTATCTTCTTCTTCATGGGTAATGAGCTACTTTCACTTTTAGAAAATGCTGGTCGAATGGGTATTCCGTTGCCACAAGCTTTAACAAATGCAGTTGAAATTTTAGGTGGTAAACAAAAACAAGAAGAGAAAAAGGGAGATGTTCAATAATGGAAATCAGAAAAAAATTAGTTGACCCAAGTAAATATGGTACAAAGTGTCCGTATACAATGAACCCTGAATTAATCACGGTCCACAATACTTACAACGATGCTACAGCAGAAAACGAAGTGGCTTATATGATTCGTAACGATAATCAGGTTTCGTTTCATATCGCGGTAGATGATAAGGAAGCTGTACAAGGAATTCCTTTAGAGCGTAACGCGTGGCATTGTGGCGATGGTGGCGGAAATGGTAATAGAAAGTCTATCGGGGTTGAGATTTGCTACTCTTTAAACGGTGGAGATCGATATTATAAAGCTGAAGATAATGCAGCCATCATTGTAGCTCAACTGATGAAACAGTACAATATTCCGATTAGCAAAGTTCGTACACACCAATCGTGGAGTGGGAAATATTGTCCGCATCGAATGTTAGCAGAAGGACGTTGGGATAACTTTATCGAAAGAGTCCGAAACGCATATTACGGTGGTGAAAATAACGTATCCCCAACCCCTACACCGCCTTCAAATAGTGAGACAGGCATTGCATATATTGAAGGGAATAATGTTAATCTTCGTAAAGGTCCAGGTACAGGATATGGAGTTATTCGCCAATTAGGTAAAGGTGAGTCCTACCAAGTATGGGGCGATTCAAATGGGTGGCTAAACTTAGGCGGCGATCAGTGGGTATATAATGATTCATCATATATTCGTTATACAGGAGGGGATACACCGGAATCTTCTAAACCTACAAATGATGGCATTGGTGTAGTGACCATTACAGCTGATGTATTACGTGTTCGTACTGGTCCGAGAACTAACTATGGCGTCGTGAAGAATGTGTATCAAGGTGAAAAATATCAAACGTGGGGATATAGAGACGGTTGGTATAATGTTGGTGGCGACCAATGGGTTTCTGGTGAATATGTAAAGTTTGAAAAGTAAAATATATTACTATGCAAAAGAATAGTTTGGTAAAAAACAAAGGCTGTCCTTAATGGGGAGTCTTTTTTGTCAATGGATCACCACAATATAAAGTTCACAATAGCAAAGGGAAAACATACTATATTACTGCAAATGAAGCCTATGTGTATGTGAAGTGAGAAGAAAAAGACCGCCCTTTTTTTGGGAAGGGCGGTCTAATATTATTTACTTTCGTTTAATATACTTTGAAGTGATTGTTCTACCTTATGCATTTCACCTAATACAGGGTTGTCATAGTCACTTGAACAATCAAGATATGCTCTTACTCCACCAAAAATTTTGAAATCCACTCTAGATAGTGAAGTATGTTCTTTAGTTTCTAAAATGGTTACAGCTGATTTATAGCGTTTAATTATATCATCAATCATTCTTTTGCCTTTTACTTGATTTTCTTTTTCAAGAGTTTGAATGATGTTATTCATTTGTTTTTTTAATTCAGTAATATTTTGGTCCTGTGTAAGCATTTAAATACCTCCATTTTCATTTCAATTACTTATTTGGTACTTTTCGTACATCTGAAATCCATTCTAAAGGCCAGTTTTGTGGAAGTAAAACTTGATCTCCACCACCTTTCAACGTAGTCCCGCTCATTGTGTATTGTTCAGCTACTTTTCCAAGATTAAGAGTTTCGCCTTCCGGAACTTTAATCGTAGCCTCATACATTCTACTATTTTTCCATTCCGGTAAAAGAGCTGTATCTAGTTTCGCTTGTATTCGATTTTGAGCGGGGACAGTTGTAGCGAAACCACCGCCTGCATCAGCACTATGCCCAAATGTACGATATAATGTTACCTCTTCATTAGTTTTTACAGTTCTAAATACTCCATCTGTAAATGAATCTCCAATCCAAGGTGGTAAATTCGCTTTTTCTATTTCAGTTACTTGATGATCGATACTTGTAGCATATTTTTTTATGTCTGAGGCACGATCAGCTTTTTTAATAGTATTAGCAGCTTCAACTGCATTCGCAGTCATTTTTACCCCTTTGCCAACTTTGGCAATTTTTCCGACTGGTGTAAGACCAGCTACAGCCATTCCTCCAGCAAAAACCCTTTCCCAAGTGGAAAGTTTTTCGCCAGTAGATGGATCGATACCGTCCCAAGCACGACGAACATCGTATTCACCACTTATTTCACCAGCAATATCTCTAGCTAATTTTTTACCATCAAATCCTTTTTCCTCCGAAGAAAGTTTACCACACATTGCACCTTCTTCGATTGATTTATCAGCCTGACGCTTCCTATCTTCTTCAATCGCTTGAATAGAAGTAGTCCACTCCATATTCAACACTTGCGTACTAAATGTTCCGCTTGCAGGACTAAATCCTTTGCCACTTTGCACTTCCGCAAGACCTTGTGCGATACTCGCAGCTAGTTGAAGTGCTGTAGCATAGTTATTGCTAGACGCTTGATTAAATTCATATAGGTGATTTAACTTTTCTTGAAGTTTGTGTCTCATGACAGTAAAAAGATTCGCCATAGCGTCCATACTTGGCATCGGCATAGCTTGACTGATAGCTTCCATACTTGCCTTCATTCGGTCAATTTCTCGAATTTGTTCTAATATTTCTTGTTCAATTACATCAGTTGAAGCGACCTGTGATTGAAATTGACTTGGAAAGGCATCATTCTGATGAATTAGTTCTTCACACAAGTAAATAATCCCTTGGGCTAAGGGACGGAAGGTTTGTACAAAAAATGCTTTGGCACTACTATATGTTTGTCCTTGTAGAACAGTATCAATTGCAAAAGCATCAATCGACTGAATAACTTGTTCCATACCTTGAATGGTAGCGGTACATACAGCATTCATATCTTGTGTTTGTGTATGCACTTCCCCTAAATACATATTTAAACTCAAAAATCTCCCCCCCCTTTTTTAAACAAGTAAATCATACCAATTTAAGGAGGAAAATGTAAAAATATTTTTTTATTTAGCATCAATAATATCAATAAATTTCAACGTTATTTTATTATAAAATGCATCCGTACAAATTATAGATTTATTCAACGGATCAATATCAATGACGGTCATATAGCTAGTAAGTAAAAATCCATCTTCATAATATGTAATCAATATTTCTTCTTCAGAAAGCAGCGAACATAATAGTGTATTCTCAATAAGTTCTTGTTCATCCTGGGTTAATGTAGGGCGTTCTACTTTTGTCTTGTTTTTAATAATCTCACAGATACCTACGAATTGTTCTGGCATCGCTGCGAATGGAGTCCATTTAACCATTCCTCTTCCTTTTGGCATATTAGCGTTGTTCATGATTTATGTCCCCCTAACAATGTGTTTCTGTATCTTGCTGTTGCACTATTTGTATACGAAATTCCTCTTAATATGCTGTTCTTACCAAATTTAGTGCGTATTTCGTCCATTACTTTCGTTAGTTTCATTTCTTTTTCTCGTTGTATTACATTATCGAATAGTGAGATTTGTTCTTCGCCTTCATGGATTAAGTTAGTTAAAGAAACATTTATGGATCTAATGGGCTCCCCAGTGTAAAACTTGTGTAAAAAATATGTACAAATCTTATATATATCCATTGTTAAATTGGTCGGTCGGTTCATAGTGTGAGTTTTTCTGAAGCCACCAGAGTAATTTCTGCTATAACCAATGGAAAAATGAACAGTTTGAGCTAGTTTGTTTTGCCTTCGCATTCGATAACAAACTTCTTCTATATGCTCCAGTAGAATAATTGGAAACTCTTCTATGGTGTAATCGCGCATAAGTATTTGGCTTTTACCAATAGAAGTTGTTGCTGGAACATATTTTTCTGATATACGGCTAAAATCTATGCCGTTGCTATGTAAGTGCAATTCTTCGCCAATGACCCCGAAGCTTTGTTTTAAGTATTTAAGTGGGTATTGCGCTAAGTCTCCGATTGAATGAATTCCTTTTCGGTTTAACTTCGCTTCTGTTTTACCCGAAATCCCCCAAAACTTACTAAGTGGTTGTATTGGCCATAATTTTATGGGTACATTTTCGTACTTCCAGTATGCTATGCAATCTTTCGTTTTCTTCGCTTCTACATCTAAGGCAACCTTGCTCATTAAAGGGTTTGGACCAATTCCTATCGTGCATTCAATTCGCGTCTTAGCATATATCTCTCGTTTGAATTTCAATGCAAATTCATATGGATCATTAGCAAATAAATGAATACTATCCGTAATGTCCATAAAGAACTCATCGATGGAATATTGGTGAAAATCCTCAATTGGCACGTATTGTAGGGCCAACTTAGTAATGAAATTAGAACATTTTATGTAAGTACTCATAATTGGATTTATCACAAGGATATCTTTACGACGTGGTATCTCATACAATCTCGCCATTTTCTTAACGCCTAATGCTTTTAATGGTGGAGTTGCAGCCAAAACAATTGAACCACTCCTATTCACATCACCAACTACAGCCAATTTAGTATGAAGTGGGTCTAATCCCATTTTGATGCACGATACACTGGCATAGAACGAACGAAGATCTACACATAAAACAATTCGATTTGGCAATATTGAATAGTCATACACCGTTATTCCCCCTAAATAACAGAACGTTAGTTCTTATTATATACGAATGTATGTTCTTTTATGAAGAGGTTTTTATAAAAAAATAAAAATAGCCCCACCGGTTTTAGTGAAGCTACATCCAAAATTCATTTTCATTTATGTTTTTCCCTAACTTCTTCAATCCCCTTGTTATTTGGGATATAGTCGAAAATTTAGGTGTGTATTCTTTATCATTACAAACTTTTGAAATAGTACCCCTACTCAACTTAGCAGCCTTCTCTAATTCCCCTTGTGTGATTCCTTGTTTATCTAACCACTTACCAAATTTACTACGTTTTTTGCCTAATCCAAACACCTTTACCACCTCATGAATAGCTTGCCCTTTTCGTCATTTTTTTAAACACGAGAAAAAAACTGACATAAAGACCAAACAGTACAGAATACTCTTTACCATACCAAACAAATTACGATTCTCAGTTCCGATTTGATAGCCTGTTAAAACTTCGTTTCACCTATTCCGAATAGAATACGGTCACAGAATAATACTTTAGACATTGAAAGATTAGTATTTTCAATGATTCATAGCTGTTTTTATCTCTTCTAATCTTCAGGGACTATTCTTGCAGAATACAGAAAGAACGGTGGTGTGAGTTTGTGATATTTGAGTTAGTTAGTTCAGCTGCTGTCGGTGGTGTAGTCTTTCTATCAAAAATGCATCAAAAAGGAGCAACAAATGATGCATCCAAGATTCAAAGGATCTGCGCGAACTGCGGATTAAAAGTAAAAGAAGGGAAAGAGACTAGGACTATACAGCTGCTTCGCAAAACGAGGAATAATTGGGGAGTTGAATATGCGTATAGAATACCGCTTGGTCTTAGCTTCTCCGATTTCGAACAAAAAATACAACATTTAGAGGATGGATTAAATCACAAGAGCAAGGTTTATGATTTCAAACTACAAGACTTCAAATCTCTTCGACTGCGAAAAGATATCTTAAAACAAATACAAAACATCATAAATAAGAAAAAACTCGTTAGAAAGGAAATTGAGCTGTCTTACGATGGTTTATTAAAAATACGCGTTTATGAGAAAGGAATACCTAATTTCGTTAAATTTGTAGAGGATATGATGAGGCAATGTAGAGGTTGGGAGGTTCCGATTGGTTATACGAGGGATGGATTGATAAAACATGATTTTGATCAACTAGCGCACATGATATCAGCCGGCATGACGGATATGGGTAAATCAAATGTATTAAAACTTATAATTACATCCCTGGTACGCAACCAACCAGAAAATACAAAGCTATTCCTTATAGATTTGAAGGGTGGTCTCTCTTTTAACCGTTACAGATTCTTAAACCAGGTCGAATCAATTGCGAAGAATCCAGAGGAAGCCCTAGAGACTCTAAGGGAATTGCAAGATAAACTGAATGCTAGAAACGAATACTTACTAGAAAAAGGATACGAAGATATAAAAGAAGCTGGGGATCCAGTACGTTACTTTGTAATTGTTGATGAAGCAGCCGACATAGCGCCATATCAGGAGTGCAGGGACATCATTGTTGATATAGGGCGTCGTGGCAGGGCAGCGGGATTTCGCTTGGTGTATGCGACACAGTACCCAACAAACGAAGCGTTACCATCGCAGCTACGACAAAACATTGGCGCTCGTGTTTGTTTTAGATTACAGACAGAGGCAGGGAGCCGTGCTGTACTTGATGAGGGCGGCGCAGAAATGCTTCCTAACATAAAGGGGAGAGCGATATACCAAACAAATGAGAAGAAGGTCCTACAGACGGTTTATATCGATAATAAGCAAATAGATAACATCATAAAGCCACACATTAACATCAGAGCGAGGAAGGAGCATGAAGATGCAAAAACTAGCCATGAAGGAAGCGAGAACGGAAAGTATACTCTTGAGCTTGAAGAAACTCGGCTTTCTTAGCAGGAAGCAAATCCAAGTACTCCATGACCTTGGTGGTGACAGGAATGCTTCCCGTGTAATGAAGTCTCTTGAAGAATATGTTTCTAGCTTTAGGGATGGAGAGAAGGTGTATTATCTCAACAAAGAAGGGCGCGAACGTATCGGAAGCAAGAAAATACTCAAGCGTTCGAATCAATTTCGCCATTACATTATGAGGAATGATATCTACATCGCTTATGAATGCCCGAAAACGTGGAAGCAGGAAGTGAAAATGAATGTGAAAGGTATCGTTTCCATAATTGCAGATGCACTATTCACTGATAATGGCCGTTATCACATTGTAGAAGTGGATCATGAGCAAAAGATGAGCGCAAACCGTATCAAGATGCAGAAGTATCGTAAATTGATTGAATGCAATGTGTTTGAGAAGCCACCTAAATTTATTTGGTACACCACAACGGAATATCGCAGAAAACAACTCCAGAAGCTTTGTGAGGGATTGGATTGCAACATCTTTACAGTTACTGATTTCCATTAAAAATAGGGAGATGGTCCATATGGCAGCAGAGACAATGAGCATCAAAGATTTTATGGATGGCAACTATGGGGCAAAGAAAAAGTGGAGCTTGTTCAAAAAGAAAGCAAAAAAATACGTACCCGTGGCGGCGCGAATAAGTATTGTGATCGGTAGTGCTATTATATTCAGCAATATTATAGATATTCCGCATGTATTTGCTGACGGTAATAACCCAGACGTGAATGAAGTATTTAAAGATGTGCAGTCAAACGATGGGAAGATAAAAAATTATATAGATGGCCAACTGTACAATCGTATTGTGAATGCATTTGAACCAGTCATTTTCTTAATTAAAGCAGTGTCATATCCGATAGCATCCGTTGTAGCGTTATACGGCGGTCTATTCATTATGGTTGGTAGCCAGGAACGGGGATTCTCTCTTATATCAAGGGCAGGGATCGGATATATAGTAGTCCAAATGATTCCGTTGTTTATGAGATTGCTTGTTGAGATCGCTAAGGCTATCTAGTCCTACTTAATGTAGGACTTTTTCATATGATAATAACCATCTATCGTTATTATCAGACAACATATCTTAACTCAACATTCGCAATAAATAGTTTTATGTTTCTAAAATTGTAATATATTTACATTTACGAAAATCGAAAGTATGATGAAGGTGCAAGCTATAAAACTATTAAAGGGGGATTTTTTATGTTAAAGAAACTAGCAATTGGGGCATTAGCAACTGGGATTGCTTTATCTGGGGCCGGAGGAGCATTTGCAGCCGAACAACCTAAGGTAGTTGATAAAAAGGTTTCATCCAATTCCATAGCATCGGTTGATGTAGGTAATGGGCAAACTGACGGAACACTTTATTCTATTAGTGCTTATCGTTTAATTCCAGTAAAAGCTTCGAGTTTAAGTCAAAAATCACTTTCTGTGGATTTATGGGGACACTCAGATACTAAAATTTCTATTTATGAAGATAGCGAGTATGGTAGACTTTTAGGTTCATGGACAATGTCTGAAACACCAAAGACTGTAAGCATTAACCCTAGTAAAACTTATTATTTACGTATTGGTGTAATGCCATATAGCCAAAATAGTCCGTGGAACTATGTGGTAAATTGGCAATTTAAATAATTAAGAAAAAGTCCTGTTTATACAGGGCTTTTTTCTTTGCAGGAATTTGCTACTCATCATGGAATACTCTCACTAGGAGGTGTTGTGACGTTATGACGGACGAAATTGTTTATTCTGCTAGTGAAGTATACAAAAGACTAGGAATAAGTGATAGCACCCTTAGAAAGTACATGGAAGTATTACAGCGCGAGGGATTCGCAGTAAAGAAAGATAACCGTGGCAGACGCCAATACACAGACAATGACATTATGGTGATTGAGAAATTAATTGAACTGAGTAAGCATGACGGTATGACGCTAGAGAAAGCAGCGAAGATGATTGCGCAGCAAATAGAGAAAGTTAATCCGGATCTGATTCAAGAAGAGGCTGAAGAAACGGATTTAGTGCCATTCCACATTAAACAGCAATTACAGGAACAGTACAGCGTTATGGCGCAAGAAATGAATCAGAGTATGTTAGCGATGGAGAAACGATTAAGTGAGCAGGCGAAGCAAAGTAACGAGGAAATCAAAGCAAGCGTAGAAGCACATAATGAACGAGTGGAAAAACGATTGGAAGCGCGTGATGAGACTTTGATGAAGACATTACGAGAAATGCAGGAAACGAAGAGAGTGATGCAAGAATTTCGAAATGAGGTTGCTGCAGCGAAAGAGAGGAAGCCGTGGTGGAAGTTCTGGTGAAAACAAGGCGGTTCCCTTGTGAGAGTAGGGTTCCTCTTTGTCTTCGCTACGGATAATGATGCGCTTTGTTAAAATCAATTTAAATAAAACATTTGGAGGAATGGACTTATGTCTAATGAAGTTTTGCCTTTCACAGTAAGACTAGCTACTCCAGAAGATTTTTGGAATATATCAAATATAAACAAGCAAGTTCAACAGTTACATATAGAGGGAAGACCAGATATTTACTCTGATACTTCAGCTTCTTTGGATCACAATGCATACGAAGAGTGGCTTAATGATAAAACCATAGAGATATTTGTAGTAGAGGACAATAATAAAGAGATTCTTGCTTACATAATTTTAGATATTAAAGAACCATCCGAAAATCCAAAGTTAGTTGAGCGAAAAGTACTCTTTATCCGCAATATTGGTGTCAGTGAAATATGTCAAGGAACAGGAATAGGAAAAATATTAGTTCAAAAAGCATTTGAGTATGCTAAAGAAATACAAGCAACAAGTGTAGAATTAAATGTTTTAGAATTTAACAAGAAGGCTATACAATTCTATGAAAAACTTGGATTTAAAACACAGAGTCGCCAAATGGAATTTGTGTTACCTGATGCTTAAAACTATTTCCTCTATCGATAATTATGTAAATAAGCTGCCTATATGGACAGCTTATTTTTTGCTTAGCGTTGTTTTTTCGAAATGCTGACTATACCCATTTATGTTAAAAATATAATAATAAATACATCTTCCAACAAAGTAGAAAAGTAGAAATGTATACTTTTCTACTTTTGCGTAGTTTATTCTAAATCCTTTACCAGAACCTCCACCACGGCTTTTTCTTCTCTTTCGATGCAGCAATCTCATCCCGTACTTCCAATGGTTTCCCCACTAGCACATTTACATAATTATCGTTATCGGTATTGCTTAGTCATTTTCCTCCAGATCTCTTTCTTGTTTAATCCTAAGACGGTACACATAAGAAACAGGGATAACTCCACAAACAAATATAATTCCTCCTATCAATAAGCCGTTGGCCCAGTTGAAGTTTGGGGTAATGGACGTAAGGATGGCAAAAACAAGTGCAATGATTGTGACCACAATGAGACTTATAATTAACGAAGTTACTGGATTTTTTAGCTTTCTTTCATGCTCTACACTAACACTCATGTTCAGATAACTGTAGATAATGGAAGTAAGCATGAAAACCATCCATAGTGGGTTCTTCGTCATTCCTTCTATGCCACCTTTAAAGATTTCATAGCCAAGAATACTGAGAACCCCGATTGTTTGTACTATATAAGCTATTTTTATGTGTTGTAAATTTTGTACTATTAGTCGTTCATCAGTGATTTTTTTCATTCGAATTCCTCCCTATTAACCCAAAAAATCTCATCTAATTTGGCATTTACCGCATAACAAATTTGTAAGCACAATTTTAATGATGGATTATATTTTCCTTTTTCAATTAAACTGATTGTTTGCCGAGTAATACCTACCACATCGGCAAGTTCTTGCTGTGTTAACTCCGCTTTTATACGGGCGAGCTTTACGTTATTTTTCATAGCATATCCTCCAATCTTAATGTAACATATAATTTACCTTATGTATATTATATGTTACATTAAGATTCAAAGATTAGTATTTTTCTTAAACAAAATGGTTTCTTTTTATACAATAATCGGGCCTTTTAGTTGAAGAAGATCTGAAAGGATGGAATGCATACTTTATACACCCTAATTAACATAACGTCTCATTATCGGTAGCAAAGAAAAAGGCAGCCTCTTACTTTCAAAGGGAATCCGCCTTTTTTGTTCTATGGATGTATACAATTTTTTATACATTCCTATCATGGTGCGGTTTTCGGGTTCTCGTTTGTTACTGGATTACTCGAAAAATTGTATAAATTTATGTATACTCTTAGCGTTGTTTTTTTCTGAAATACTGAAGGTACCTCATAAAAAAGAAGTATCCCTAATTAGATTCAGGGATACTTCTTTTTATATTCCAGTCAATAATTTGAATTTCATTTTCTGCTCTGCAGTTAATTCTTTTTCTACATAATTATCTATAAGTAGATTGATTATTTCATGAGCGAATTTCTTGTTGGTAATTTTCATAAGTGCTTCAAGTTCTACTTTCGATTCATTAGAAACCTTAATACTTCCTTGTTGGTTTTTAAACTTCTTTTTCTCGGGCGCCTGTAAATTCTTGTCTGTGTTTAAATCTAAGTTGTCGGTAATAGGCGTAACTGTTACTACAAATGAATTATTTTTATTTTCCACAGGTACCACTCCTATTTAAACTTTTCACGTGTTATTTCTTTTCCAGCATTTCATAAAGGTGCTTGTACATCCCTTTATAACCTTCAGATTGTCTCGTTGTTAGTTTAGTATTTACATAACTTTCAAGAAGCATATCAATAATACTATTAATCGATGCTTTATCCATGCTTTCTTGTTCTTTTATAAATGGTTTAAGTGTATTTAGCTTTAATAAAACAGCTGGTGAAATTTTAGCCGTTTTAGATGGAACTAAACGTTGATCAGGCTTCTCAGGAGCTGCTACTTTTCCTTTATTGATAATAGGCTTAATAACTTGTTTTTTAACAGGCTCACTATTACGGCCAAAATCGTTAGTTCCTTTTATCTGTACACCTTTGTCATTTAAAGTGTTTCCAGGTTTTGTGACTATAGGCTGAAATGGCGCTTTAGACATTATGAACTTCCTCCTTAAGCGTTAATAGTAGCAAAATAATTTTCATGTTCATTAAGTTCACTAAGAACATCGATGAATAGTTGGTGAGCTTTTTCATCCCACATATCAATATTACCGCTAACGTTTACGTTTTTATGAATACCTTCAATATCGTATACTTTTAGGCGCTCTTGATATCTGACGATTGTATTTAGAACGTTTCCACCATACATTTCTTGGGCTTGTTGTAATACTTTATTATCCACTCGTTTTCCTTGATGTAACATCATTGGGATAATGCCTAAAACTTGTAGGTCTGCATCATATGTTTCTGCTAAGAACTGCATATAAGCGATGTATGTTTGAGCACCTTCTAAAGATAACTCTTGTGTTTGTAGAACGATGATACAATAATCAGCTGCTATCATAGCGTTATCTGAGTAGTCACTGATTGTTGGTGGTACGTCAATGTAGATACGATCATATTTATCTTTTAATGGTTCTAGTAACTTCTTTAAATATGTAATTTGTGCAAGTTCATCTTCTGGGAACATATCAAAGAGGATTTTTGAAAGTTTTCTAAATGAAGTATTAGATGGAACGATATCCAAATTCTCGATAACTGGGATAATCTCATTCTCTAAATTTTGATTTAAAAATGCATCTGTAATAGACTTGTCTATTTGTTCAATGTCACCTGTTTTAGCAAGGACTCTTGTAGCATTCCCCTGAGGATCCATATCCACTAATAGACATTTCTCATTAAATACAGTAGCTGCTTCATAAGCCAACATTGTAGCTGTTTTAGTTTTTCCAACTCCGCCTTTAAAGTTACCGATTACGTATGTAGTTGCTTGTCTAGTCATTTTCGACATTCCTCCATAAAACTCCGAATAAGTATACCTTTGAGTAAAATGTAACATCTATATACAATATTCGCAACAGTATACCGAAGAAAAGTTTATGTTTTTCTAACAAATTTATCGAAAGAGTAGAAAAGTATACTAAAGCGTAAGATTTTTTAGTATACTTTTCTACTTTTCTACTTATACGTAGTTTATAGAGTAGGTGATTTTAAAGGTGTAAAAGTATACATTTCTACTTATGCGTAGTTTAGAGGTGTTATATATATATACCGTTAATAAAGGGTTAATCGCAATTTTAAAGCAGGAATAAATTATAAATATGAGGCTTTAAGTATACATTTCTACTTATGCGTAAGTTAGAAACAGTATACCAAATTTAAAAGTATGGTAGAAAAGTATACTTTTACACTTTTTCGTAGGTATATTTTTCTACTTGTGCGTAGTTTTAAGTTGTCATTTCGCTGTTTACAAACAAAAAAGCTTGTTGTAACGTAGTACACAACAAGCAACATTCTACAAAACAAAACATAATTTGATATTTTACATAAACGAAGATCATGAAGATTGAACAAGATAAATTAAAAACAATTGAATATGAACACAAAACAAAAAGCCACTCCCATATGCTAACGGCTACCAACCATTAGCGGGAATGACTTGCTCTAGCAAGTGTACCACCACTTGACTAGAAATTAGCTGTATTAACCCACAGTGTTAACGTTTAAGAAGTGTACCACCACTAACCTTAAACAACTATGCCTTTTCACGAGGCTTCTTTGATATACCCATTTTATCTATTGTTTGACTAAAATTCAACTAGTAAATGCTAGAATTGTATTTTTTGTAGTCAAAAGATATATAGCGGGCATCTCTAAACCTAGAAGTCTTGTGGATCTACAGGCCATTTAGGATTGGAGATGCCTTTTTGTTTTTTGTTCGCGTGGAATTGCCTGATACCACGTAAATAAAAACTGATAAGCCGTAATTCCGTGCTGCATACATTTATTTAGCGGGAACGTGTTACGGCGTGGCTAGCTGTTGGTCGTGCAGGGGGTACAGAGTATGCGCCTACAAAAACAGCACCCCTCATCGGAATCCTGTTCTTCTGGTGAGGGAGGGCGAGAACTTGCCCAGGGACGATTCTCTAAAAGGTTCGGGTGGTTATCGTTAGCATTACGGTGCTAGGGAGTACATTCAGTTTGTCGTGTAGGGACGATATTACAAGGACAAGCCATAGTAAAAGGATGTATGCGGTGAAAATCGCTGAGTGAACAGGGTCTATACATACGGATACCTTATAAGTGACCGCATGGCGAAAACAAGACGCTTATCCATCTATTTTGATCGATTACTTTTTTGTGATCTTTCAAAGTAGGGGATAAATCTGCCTTCCAGCCGTGTTCCATAATCGTTCCCACATGATAAAAACCCTCAAGACCTTCAGTCAAGCTTAATTACGAAGAAAAGCAGAAAAATATGAGAGTGTTTAACTCATGGGGGAATGAATCACTAAGATAGAGGAATAAATAGAGGATTTACTACTTTTTTGGTTAGAGGATAAGGGGACGGATGGTAGAATAGGTTTTATTGCAAAATTTGGTTTTATACATCGGATATAGTACGTGAAATTTATAAGGTTAATTTCTTGTTTATAGAAACAAAGTATTATTTTACAATTGATTAGAAGGATAAAATTTAAGGGGAATATTTTATGACTAATAATCTTATAGAGAAGAATTGGATAGATGATTTTATTAAAACAGATGTATTTTCAGAGGCTTTAGGTATGGTATGGCGTAATGGTTATGAATCAGGAGGTTATTTTCAATTCACTCATAAGTCACAAGTGATAGTAAAAAAGTTTGCTGATTTCTTTGGGAGAAAAATAAGATCAAGATACTGTGAAGATAAAGGGTATGTGGAATGGTATATGTCTATGAATAGTGACCATCCATTTATTACAAAGGTAAAAGAATTTGGTTGGTCACCGATACGAGGAAAATCTAGGTTATTTCCTAAAGGTGAGTTTAATAAAAAAATATTCATTAAAAAATATGTTTTATTGAGGCATGAACTTGGCACGATCAAAGTTAAACGACCTAAAAATAAAATTTATGTTAGACCACGCTTTCGTATTCATGGGTCTGAAGATATCTTGGAGCATTTAAATAATTTTATGTTTGAAGAATTAGGCATTAAGAAGAAAAAATTACAAACTGACGGGAAAATACCAAAAGCAAAAATTTTATATTTTCAATCTTACAAAGATATAGAGAGTATTTTGATATATATTGGAGCTTCAGAGACATTAGAAACGTTGTATTCGTTCGATTTAGGATTTCATGATGCTGAAGATGAAGAATTTAAGAAGACCGATCTAGGGAAATAAGTAGGTTTTTAGGAGGGGTATTACTATCTCATTGGATAAAAATTTAACATTTTATGATTATAAGAATAGTTTTCAACTTTTAATCTAATGTAAAGTTAGTGAGAGGTTTATTTTATATCAAAATGTTAATTAAAAAAGAGTTAGAAGTGATTATTTGAATAAATTAATATTATTGTCTTTATTGGCTACATTTTGTTTAAATATCGCAGGATGTTCTAATGATATGGCTATACCAAGGGATAATGCTAAATTCTCAACACCTAAGAAGGTTAAATGCATTAACAAAGCATGGTACAAAAAACATATGTTAGGTAATAGTTTAAAGAAACTTTAAATGGTGGATGATAAAGATTATAAGAGAACAATAACAATATATTAATCATAATATTTTTATAATATGATTAATATCTATAAATTTATCTAAAAAGACTATCAGTAATGGTGGAATGTGGTGGAGTTTCTCTTAAAATATTGAAATTACTTTTTATGAAGAAAAGACACCTTAAGGTGCCTTCCCCCGACTTGAATTATTTTAACTTTAAATCGTATCATTTTTCAAATTATAATAAAATCTTTTTATTTCATATAAATATATAGCATTTAATATAAAAATATGACATTATATAACATGAATTTCTATTTTATTTAATATTTTTCCAAAGGAGGAAGATTTATCTTGAAGAAGTTGTTTTCATTTTTACTATTTGTATTTGTAATCTTTTCAGCGAACAATATTTCATTTGCTGATGAGGTTATACCATTTAACAAATCATTCTTTGCATATAACGAGCCAAAGTTTACATCTGCAAAGGGAAATGGTGGAGCTCAATATGGACCTCAAAAAGCTCTAACTGTAAAAGAGAAGCGTTCAAATGGTTGGTGGAAGATAGGAACTTGGGAAGGTGATAAGTGGATTAATGCCGATGGGGAACTTCAATACTTTGATAAACCATTTTTAGCATTCTATGAACCTTCATTTTCGTCTCAAAAAGGTAATATGGAAATACCGTATAGCCCTACTACTGTTAGAGTAATTGATGGAAATACAGCGGGATGGTTAAAGTTTCAATCTTGGGAAGGCGACAAATGGATGTATCCAGGTGTTGCAGAGACGGCAGCACTTAATAAAAATTTCTATAGCTATAATGAACCGTCGCTTATAGCAACTAAAGGAGCAGGTGGAAGTCAATTTGGTCCTCAAAAATTCTTACCAGTATTAGAAAAACGTTCTGATGGTTGGTGGAAAGTAATTACATATGAAGGTCATAAATGGATTGCTCCTGACGGAATCAAAATGCCAGTGAATGCTAATTTTACTACTTTTGATGAGCCTTATTTAGAAGCTAAAAAAAGTTCTGTGTTTGGTCCTCAAAAAAATTTAGTTGCCTATGATGGAAAAAAGACAGAGCAGGGAGATTTTTATCTAGTTGGTACATATTTGGGACAGAAATGGATGTCACTTAATGCTGAAAAAGAGTTCAATGAAAAAAGGGAACCTCTCCGTCAGGCATTAGGTTACAATGAAAATGATATTGGACCAGATAAAACACCTCAACAAAGAGTTGCAGAAGTAAAAGCTTCTTTAAGAGCACAAGGACTTGATGATAAATTTGAGGCTGTAAGAATACCTACAGAAGAAGAAAAAGCTGAGTTTTTAAGAAAAGAAGCAGAAAAACAACAGAATCCAAAGCAAGGCGTAGCACGTGCTGGAACAGTAACTTCATCTTGGAACATACCAGATGATTGGGTGCAAAAAGGTGACATTGTTGTTACACCAGACTCTAACTACGGTATTACAGGACATTCGGGTATTATCGGTAAAGACTTCACTGAAACACAAGGATTCTCGGGTGCTAATAAAGGAGAATATCTATTAGTACATGCACCAGGAACATCAGCATCGCCTGCAATCAAAATAATGCCTTTATCAAAATGGGAGTTTATCCATAAGGGAAATCAGGAATACTCTAACTTTGTATATTTAAGGTATAAAAAAGATAAGGGAGCTGCATTTAGAGCTGCTGATTATGCGTATAATCATTTCTATCAGAATGGATCTAAATATCGATACGATATTTTTGGAACTTCTGCAAAGAGTAACGATTATAAAACATATTGTTCTAAATTAGTTTACTTATCATTCAGAGATGGAGCAGGAGTAGATTTCTTCCCAGTAAGTAATTTCTATATTGTACATCCTTATGATTTCTTACGTCCAATGCCAGCTGCGCTTGGATTAAGACCTTATTTCTTTGGTAAGGGTGGAATGTGGTGGGGTTAAAATATAACTCTATCATATAAAATATAAAAATGTCCTACATAAAATGTAGGACATTTTTTATTTTAAAAAAGCCATCCTAAGATATCTTCCTCCGACTGGATTAAATATTAATCAGTTTAGTTCGTCGTGTTTTCCTTGTTCGTCATAATCTTGTCCAAATTCAATTTTGCCAGTATGAGGATTATCCCAACGTACGTATTTGTACCATATGTTTGGTTCATCTTTAAATATAACATGTGCTCCATATTGAGTTTGTTTACTATCAAAAAAAGGTTTAATTTCTAAAACATCTGACTTTGCGTACCCTTTTTCTTCTAGATGCCACATTATACCTATAATGGCTTCTTCTCTTAATTTCGAATCACCTGTAATAAAATAACGATCTATTATTCCTTTTCCGATTATAAATAAACCAATTATAAGTAATACAGATGTAATTATAAGAGCCCTTTTTTGCATGTATAAATATCCTCCTTATTTTAATTTATCCTTTATATAATAATAAGGGAATTGTACTGTAAAATATAGATTTAAGAATAAGAAAAGACACCCTAAGATGCCTTCCTCCGACTTGAACCATCTTAATTTTATTATGTTGTTATTATATAAGAAAAGAAGACATCGATTAAGATGTCTTCTTTTACTGGTAAACTTGGTGTTAAGAAGGTATTGTATTGCTTGAAAACCATAAAAAATATAACAATCATCGAGTAAACCTATTATAGCATCAATAAATAGAGTTTTTATATGCATTTTTACATATATATAGATTTATCTATATTTTATCTATATAGTTAAATTGTCTGTTTCTTGTTTTAATTCGTTTATTTATTTTGAGTGCTCCAGTAATGGAGCCTTTTTTTATGCAATAAAACATTTTCTTACCATTACTTAGTTGGTCTATATTAACTTTATCCTCTTAAATTATATCTATATTTTGCCAAATACTTATATAGATAACCAGTTTTTTCTAATAATCTAATCAATTGATAATTTTAATGTTATTTGTTAATCCTTATAGGAAAATTTATCATGCAATGAAAATTTAGAAATTAAGAATTATAAAAACTCATAGTATCTTTGGGAAAAACATATTTATAATTTGTATATTAATATGTTATAATTTGATTTCTAAAACTACCCAAAAAGGACTGCCAGTAATGGTGGTCTTTTTTATATTGGTGAGATTTTACTAGTATGATAGAATAGGATTAACTGTATATTGTGAGGGTGATTGGTTATCCCTTCTTTCCATTTGGAAGGAAAGGGGGTGATATACCTATGGAGTTTTTGTTTGAGCTTCTAAAAGAATTTGTGAAAGCCATTGTACGTGAAGTTTCTGCGTATGTTTTTAGGAAACAAATTTTAGAAAAAGATAACAAAAAACCCACTCCTCGTCGCCGTCCAAAGCAAAAGGGTGGGTTTCGTAAAAAATAAATGATATAACCACCACCCTGACGGTAGCAGTTATTAGAAGAGATGTTAGCGCATCTCTTCTTTTATTATATACACAAGCTATTACTGTAATACTACTACAGCAATTATATCAAATGTACATAAAAAATCAATGAGCACGTAATAGATATAATGTACAAAAGAAAAGATACGCAAAGGTGCCTTTTTTCAATTTATTACATCCCTAATTGATTGTAAATAGATTTGAATACGTGAATTCACCACGATATTTAATTGCAGCCACATAAGTACCACTTGTATAGCTATCTGTGATAGGGGTTTGCCAAATTTCTGTTCCAGGAATAAATTCCGGTTCTATTGTTTGGAATCGTTCTAGGGTACCATTTGTGTGGATTTTAAAAATTTTCATTTGCGCACCAAAATGTTCTCTACCAAAGTGCTGTGTTAAGTAAAATGTATCACCAGTTATTAAATTCTTAATCTTCCAATCTGGTTGATATGTACTTTCCTCTGAATTTTGTAAATCCACAATGGTTTTAAATCCCCAATCATCATTAAGTGGATCTGAGTAAGCTGCAGCTGCTTGTGAGGTAGGCTTACTCATTTCTATTGCAGTAAAACCGCTAAAAGTTAACGCACCAATTAATGCTAATTTTCCTAACTTCATTATTGTTTCCCCCTATTAATTTTTGTAAGTTTTAAAACCAGAAATCATACACACATAATAATATAATCCACTGTATTATATTTCAAATATTTTCTAAAAAAATCCATAAATAAAAAGGCACCTTTGGGGTGCCTTCCTGTGACTTGAACCACTTTATCATTACAATAAAGATGGCGTTTACAAGGATAATTGTTATTATTTATTAATTGTAAACCAATCACTTACGCCGTAACCTATTGAATCATTGACATGTTTTATAACAGCAATATAGCTACCAGGAGTATATACATCTGTAATTACAGTTGACCAAGTAGGGTTTTGGTAATTAGCATCAAATTGAGGATAAATTGTTCTATAGCGTACAGGTTTTTTTCCAGCTTCAACTTTAAAAATCTTCATAACAGCTCCTGAGTCATCTTTTATTGAGCTAAGAGAGTAATTTAAGATATCTCCAGTTCTATATGATTTTTTAACCATGTGTGCATTTGGAAATTTGGATAGATATTCAAAATTATTTGGTGATGAAAATCCCCAACTATCATTATATGGATCAGAATATGGTTCTTCATAAGATGCTGCAGCTTGTGAAGTAGGTTTAATCATTTCTACTGCAGTAAATCCCCCAAATGTTAATACTCCAACTAATGCTAATTTTCCTAATTTCATTAAAAATCCCCCTAAATATTTTAATTTAAATAATTACAATATAATGATATACTATTATGTATATTTTTTCAAATAATTTCTAAAAAAAGTTATAAATTCAAAAAAAATACACCTTAAGGTGCCTTCCTCCGACTTGAATCACTTTAATTCTAAGAATATGTATTGGACTCCCATTCAAGTATTATTTTTCTCAATGAATAATTGGTATATTTTAGGGTGTTTTTTACTATTTTTATGTTAAGATATTTTGGTTGATATTCATCTTATTTTAGGAGGTTGGAAGATCTGTTACATGCTTTTCATATGGATTTTAGTTTCTATACCGAAAGTATAAAAGTTTTAGGGTTATTAGGGAATTCTACTCGCTTATCAATTGTTTGTAAATTGATTACATATGGATCGTTGTCAGTTTCTGATTTAAGTAAGCAAACAAGAATTACAGAGGATTTGATTGTACAACATTTGCGTAAATTAGCCTCTGGAAATATTGTAATTAGTGAACGTATAGGGAAAAGGCTTTATTTCAAAATAAAAGATAATAAAACAATTGAGATTATTAAGGTATTAGGATTAATAAGTTAATTTTAATTACTTTCAATATAAATGATTTTGCTATAACTCAATTGTGCAAAATTATATTTAGCCCGCCTATGGAAATAGGTAGGTTTTTAATATACAAAAAGGCGCCCATATAAGGGTGCCTTTTCCAATAGTTTTTAGCAGAAACAACTGCATCCGATAATGATTAATAAAATAAACAATACAACTAATAAAGCGAAACCTCCAGCGAAACCGCAGCCTTCGCCACAACTACCACCATATCCCATAACAATAGTGCCTCCTTTAGATTAGAGGGTAAAACTAGGGTTCATTCCATGGATTTTAATGGGTTCACTTTACCTTATGTTTTCAAGAATGAATTGAGAAGGTCCTTTTGAAAATAGAGAAAAGACGCCATAAGGCGCCTTCCTTTTAGGTAGATAAGACTTTAGTTTTCCAATAAAAAAGCCGTTAATTTGAGAATTATTTATTTTTGGATTATAAGAGTGCTCTCACATTTACGACAAGTAATCTTCTCTTCCTCAAAAATGAATAGATTTTCAGCATCACATTCTGGGCATACAACTGCAAATGGTGTTTTTATATTTTTATAGCATAGGAAAGAAAAGAATGCCATGATTAGAGCAGGTATAATAAGCATCATAATTAAGAATAGGCCCGCAAAAACGCCTGTAATTATGGAAAGTGGTTTCATTAGTTTTCTACCTACGGAGTTTACTTGATTATCCTTTTTACGAAAAGCAGTAACAAGGTAAGTTTGGGTTTCTTTTACTGGCCTAAATGCATTTACCGTATTGCCATCTTGTTCATCCATAGTGGGATAGGAAGTGTTTGGTCCTTGATATCCTCGTTGTATATAATAATTGTTTGACTCAGCTATTCGTGGTGTATACGAGATTCCAGTTCCAGGTACATAAGTTGTTGTTCTTGATTCAGGTGAAATAGAGTTCCCTCCCATACCTGTGTATGTAAAGTTAATTTTCACACCCGGAGAAAACTGGATAATTCTACGAAATTTATAACCCATAATATTGTATCCTCTCCATCTAATTAATATAATTATTTACTAATTATAACATTTTTTAACTTAATATTAATATATTAAGTTAAAACAGAATAATAAAAAAGAGTAATATTGAAGTTTACTAATTTAAGGCGTTTTAGAGTCCTTTTTTATAAAAAAAAAGACACCCAAAGGTGCCTTCCGACTTGAACCACTTTAATTTTAATAATATGTATTGGAATCCCGTCCAAACATTATTTTACTACCTTAAGTAATGTCAGTTGTTAAGAAAAAAGGCACTCTTTCGAGTACCTTTTTCCTATTCTACTTTTAAATTAATTTCTTTACCTGTCATACCGCCACTAGCTTTTAAGAAAAGTCCTTCAGCATCTTTTGGTATATCAAATACAATTTTCCCTGTCTGTGTTAGACCAGGATTTAATTGTTTTAAGAAGAAGTCAGTTTTTCCACCGTTAGCTAAGTCAAAAGATGATTGACCTTGTACAGAAGATGTGAATTCACGACCTTTGTTATCTACCAATTTAAAGCTGTTAGTATCAACAGTGATAGCGTCTTTTTGATTATTAGTAAGTGTAACTTCTAAAATCTTAAAGACACCTTGTGCTTGTTCTTTTGAGTATTCATTACCCACAGAATCTACTGTTTCCATAGATCCTACAGAGATTTTCACATCAGAAGATACACCTTCTTTTGATACCGCTTTAGTGTCTGTTGAAGTTTGTTCTGTTGAATCTCCACCACCAGCAACCATAGCAATTATTCCGATTACAAATAAAGCTATAATGCCTAGGCATCCAAACTTAAATATTTTTCCCACGTTTGTTCCTCCAATTATGTAAAATGTAAGATTGCCACGTTAATAATAACAAATTAAATATCTTTATATTGTCATATTATGTCGAAAGGAAATAAAAAGATAGTTTAGAAGTTTTAGACTATATTTCTGTCCTATAATTTATTTTTCCCATCTATCTCTTATTCATAAAGAAAAGACACCCTAAGGTGCCTTCCTCTGACTTGAACCATCTTAATTAAAATAATATGTATTGGACTCCCATCCAATTATTATTTTACCATGTTTATTATCTGTTTTATTAAATTATTACTGGGCCTCTTGCTCACCTTTAGCTTTCATTTGTTTTTCATATACATATTTTGCTGTTGAAAAATCAGTAGGAAAATCACGTAGTGCCTTATTTATAATATTTAATTCTTCTTGCGACTTAATTTCAATGTTATTTAAATAGTCAAATGCTTTGGATTGTTTATTTGCAACATAATTTTGAGTAGAATAATCATCTGGGAAGTCTTTCTTAGCTTTTTCTTTAACCTTATTCATAGCTTCTGTTTTGTCGATGTTCTTTACTGGGTTCGCTAATGTTCCAGTAGTTTGTTCCGGTTTAGGTACTTCTTTCTTTTCCGGTTGAGACTCCGGCTTTACGTCTTCTTTTTTAGGCTGTTCTTGTTCTTGCGGTTTAGGTGTTTCTTGACTCGGCTGTGTAGTTTGTTGAAGTGACCTAGTTTGCTCTTTTTCATAGGAGTCTACTTTAGATTTCAACTCTTTGATTTGTGTTTTTAATTCTTGCTGTTCATTAAAGTGTTGATCGATAAGTTTATCCATATCTTTTTGTGAATACTTAGGTTTCATATCTTCTGATTTGGAATCTTTAAAAATAGCTACGGAAGCAATGATAGCTACTAGTACAGCGATAATTCCAATGATTAGTTTTTTGTTCATTTATGTTCCTCCTAAAATACAATAATATTATTATATAACAATTAAATGATTGTAGGTAGAAAAAAAGACACCCAAAGGTGCCTTCCTCCGACTTGAACCATCTTAATTTTGAAAAATGGCATTGAAGGAATTTCTTTATTTATAACTATATTAGGGATGTTAATAATGGTATTTTATAGTGATATGAAAAAATTAATTATTAATGAATTTAAAATAAAAAGAAGACCGAACTAGAATAACAATCTAGTTCGGTCTTCTTTTTATTTGTTTACTTGGAAAACTTAATTAAAGTTTCTTAATTATTACTTGTTCGCCATCCTTCATAATGGCCTGTCCATGAATTTTTACTTACTTCAGTTGCTCCTTTTAAATACCAAGTCACTCCATCCCACTCTTTTACAGTAGGTATTTCCCCTTTTGATTTGTAACCAGGAAAGTCTTGTTTTTCTTTTTTCTTAACAAAACTTTTTTTATTATCAATCGTTTTTAATTTTACACCTGTATCAGTAGGTGTTTCCGCAAGTACTCCTCCAGCACCAGATAACATAATTCCAGTTGCTAATGTTCCAATTATTACTTTCTTGAACATGAAAAATCCCCCTTTTTTGGAATGAATATTACATAAATAACAATACCATATTATTTGTATTTTCTAACATTTGAATTTATTTATAAATATTTAATTGAATATTTAAACTATACAATTAATATGAAAAGATTTAAAAATAATTAGTTCTATTAGTAGTGAATCTCAAGTCAATGATTGGAAGAAAACTAAATTATTTATGGGGTAAGAAGTATAGAACTCAAACTTTTTTTGTGAATTTATATTCAAAAGTTTACTTTCAAATTAGAAAAGGCTAGTCCCTCGATACCCTTTTTGGAAATAAAGAAAAGACACCCAAAGGTGCCTTCCTGCGACTTGAACCACTTTAATTTTAATAACATGTATTGGACTCTCATCCGAATATTATTTTACCATGTTAAGTAATTTTATGCATTGAGAAATACGTTATACCTCTTTATTTAAACGTAAGAAGTCCTAGAGGGGCTAGGACTTCTTGACAGAATGAAAATGATTTAAAAAGTAATTTATATAACTTAATATATTAATATTTAATAAATGAGAACAAAATAAATATTTTATAATTAAAAAAAAGGACAACTAAGCATATTTATCTTAACATCTTCTATTATTCTATATTTTTGTTGACAAGCAATAAGAATATGGAATAATAGAAGATGAAGCAACCCTGATTTTGGGCAACCAGGCCATTAAAAGCTGGGGTACGCAACTTAACGGGTAAGTAACGTTATGGAAAAGCGCAAGCAGTCACACGATCGGGGGTGCTTCAATCATTACCTTACCAATTCTCTTCCTCTTTTAGATTCATATATAGAATAAAACCAAACTTTTGATGTAGGCTCGCTTTTATCTGCAGGTACTATGATTTTTCTTCTTAAGAGTAGGTTTATAACTGTGGGGTATCTAAAAGAAAAAGATACTCTAGCTCTTAATAATAGGGTTTGGTAATGAATAATATTCTTATCATCGTCCTCAACACTATGATAATCCACAATTTGAAACTTATCTACTTTTTCTATAATCTCTTTTGCTACAGGAAGTAATATTAAAGATTGTATAATTCGCTGTAGACTGCGAGTTTTTCTTGTAATGTGTCTCCATCCAACCCTTGTAAATTGGATTCCGGAGCTAAATTCTTTGTTAGCTGGTGTTATTTCCTGTTTAGATAAAGATTTATAATATTCTGATCCAATTTCTTTTATCGATTTATCCTTTAAAGTTATATGTTTTAAAAGGTCATTGTTCATATTTATGTTAGTAAGGGAACTTTCTTCATATCTATGTCCAGTTAGTTTATAAATCTGTTTCTTTGCACTAATATCAAATTTCTGTTCCTTTGGGAGAAGAATATAAGAATTTGCTGAATCGCTATAGCTGTTAGGATCCTTTAAGTCAGTCCACCATGCAGTCGATTCCCATGAAACGCGTCCGGGTTCAACATATACTAAGATTACAGGTCCAGGTAACGATGACCATCTAGGTCTATGTTTTTTTATATGTGATATTCCTAGTTTTATACAGATATGATCAGGGTATTTCCCTGTTTTGACTTTATATGTTTCCCCGCATTTTACCTGCGTATATATAGTATCAGTAACTAGTCCTTTTTTTTTATATAGTATTAGGCCGTCAACTGCATCATCATTTACTGCAATTATATCTTGCCAACGGCATGACCAAATTTCTCGAACTATTTGTGCTGCGTAGTGTATACCTATGATTTCTGTCTTTTCATTCTTCATATTAATCACTCACTTTCCTAATTCCCTTTATTTACTAATTATTGACGAAAAAGTAGACTCTTGTCTATAA